CAGAAAGGACCACTCGAAATTTAGTCGCGGCAAAAACGATTCGATTTATTACGGAGCTCTACTCGCTCACAATGAAAACGTATTAATCGTTGACTGTGATACAATTTCAGTGGACAATTCCGATGTGATTGACAAAATATTAAACGGTGCGGATCTTGTTGGAACTGTAATCGAAGTGATCGCAAACGAAACCACACTTAGCAAGCTTGAAAAACTAGAATATGATATTGGAATCGGAATTGCAAGACCTTGGTTACACAGAAATCTAAATTATCTTAATAATGTAAGCGGCGCCGGATTCGCAATTAAAAGAAAACATCTAATTGAAAACAGAATCCCGGCCCACGTAAAAGGCGAAGATATGGCACTAACACAAATAGGGATTAAAAACAACTGGAAAATAGAACTTTCGAGCTCTGTTATCAAAACATACGCAACGCCTGGATTAAAAGCGTTATTTATCCAGCGTAACCGGTGGGTAAGCGGATATTACTCGGTAATGAAACACACTGGAAGATACGTTCCACTTGTCGAATCGCTGACAATTTATTACAGAACTGCAGTACTTTCAGCATTCGTGTTCAGCGCAAGTTTCACAGAACATTTCCTCACTTTGTCTGCAATTACAATGTTTCTATATTTCCTGAACGAATACAGATTTATAAAAAGTGTCAAATGGACATTTTTAATGATGCTCTACAGACAAATTAATTTTGTTTCCGCATTGACGTTCTGGAAATATGGTAAGAAGTGGACAGTTTTAAGATAATAGAAAAGCAATGAAAAACAACATAGAAAGCCCAATTAATGAAAAAAATAAATACAAAAACTCAATTTTCTCTTTTGTCAGGACTTGCATTGTCTCCTCCTTCTGTTATTATCGCCCATAGCAATTTCTTTTCTTCCTTATGCTTTTCCAGGCAATTGCCACACAGCATTCCATTGTTCCCAACCGCGTAGGTCATTCCAAAAACCCCACATTTCGTACATTTTCCTTCTTGACAATACACTGCGAATATCACCACCACAATTTGACCTCTAATACCCCACCAGACTCACGGAGAGCGTCTGAGATCAATTTTTAGAATGAGTTAAAGTGTTTATACCCATTAAAAAATTAAAAGGCTTAAATCGCCTTAAAACATGTTGTCTTTTTTGTTTATGTGAAGGTTATTATAAATGATAAAAACATTATCAAATATATTCAAAAGATGTGATTAAATATCTCTTTGGGTGTAACCCCACACCCTCTACTCCGTCTGCAAATGCTTTTGGAGTTGCTTTCCTGATTATGTTCAATGCTCCGTTTACGTCTGCATTAATCAGAATTCCTTTTCCACTTTTGAAGATTCCTCTTTTGATCCTCTTCCCTATGTATTTCTCTCTGTGCTCAATTGGTTCAAGATCCAAGAAGCTGCACTTTGAAGTATGACTTTCTTCCTGAAGCATTACTTCTATGCTTTTTTCCTGAGCTTTGTACTGAATCATTTCTATGAGCTTTGCTAGTGGAAGCATTACGAATTTCTGATTTAGCTTCTTTCCCATGTTAACTTCTTGTTTCCAGTTCTCATTCTTACCAATGATTATGGTTTTTACGTTGTTAGCTGCTGCATAGTCAACAATTCGTTTACTTAGCTTGTGGAAATAATCTTTAACCTTATTGTTACGCTTCCAATCTAGTTTTGTTTTCTTGCTACCTGTTCTAATTCCCTGCAAATCGTACTTGCTCTGTAGCTCAGCTCTTACTTTGTTGTAGTATTGGTTCATGCTGTTTGCAGTGTTGCCCTTAACAACAATTGGTTTTGCACCAAAGTTGTTTGCAATAGTTACAATGTTACGAACACCGAGATCAATGCCTAGAACTCTGTTAGAGTTGATTTCATTATCAGTGACTGTCTTATTGTAGACAATTTCACAGGTGTACTTATTTGCATTTGGAATTATTCTAACTTCTCTAAGATCAATGTCTTTGAGTCTTGTTTTTAATTCAAGATCTGCAATCTTCGGAAACTTCAAGATACCGTCTTTGATTTTGCACTGTTGGTTAGTGAAAATCAAGATGTGTTCCCCATCTTTGTTTTTATATTTTGGAGGCTTTGGTTTTCCTAAGAATTTCTCAGGTGACTTAGCAAAGGCTTTGGAAGCCATGAAGAAGGCTTTCCAACTCTTCTCCAGTAGCTTTAAAACTTGCTGTGAGGTTTGAGCTGGTAAGGCTTTGTAGTCCTCTGTGTCTTTCAACATTGGGTAAAGCTGCTTGTACCAAATTCCTTCACCTTTCTGTCCTGTTTCCCTGTAGAGCCTATCATTCTCAAAGAATCTTTGTCTCATTAGGTAGTTTCCTGCATTGTACAAATTTTTAGAAGCGTGAGCTAGAGCTGAAATAGTTTCAGAATTGAATTGGATTTGTTCAGTTCTAGTCACAAGTGCCATGTTATTCCACCTCGATTTCCAATGATTTTGGGTTTTTTCGTTTGCTGTAGTGCTTCATACTGTAGCAGTGCAACAAAGAAATTATTTCCTCAAAGATTTCTTCTGAATCTAATTTCTTATTTCCTGCTTCTGAAACAACTATTATTTTTGTCCCGAACTTAGCAAACAAGTTTGAAAACAACTCAAACCCTATTCTGCTTAATCGGTCTTTGTATGCAATTATTACAGTTTCAACCTTGAAATCAAGTATCTCATCAAGCATTTCAAAGAATTCTTTTCTTTTCTCAAATGAAATGCCAGATGCAACATCTTTGTAGACTGCATCAATTTTTATGCCTGAGTTGAAAGACCAGCTTTTGAGAAACTCAACCTGATTTTCCAAATCCGCTTTCTGTTTTGAAGTCGAAACCCTGCAATAAATTACATGTTTGCGTTTAACATCTTTATTTAGAAATGCATAAACGGATTCATCAACATAATCATACTTCCCATTTGGAAGCTTATTTCTATCAATGTATCCAGCTTCGGCATATCTGTATAGTGTTGGTCTTGAGATGTGCAAGACTCTTAAGACATCTCCAGCTTTCACAATAATTATATATGGTTGTCTTTCTATTTATAGTTTGCTATCTGATAATATCATATAATTATATTTGATACAATTGTTATCGTTTTTATAGACGATACTGCATTCGTTTCTGTTTTCGTCATACATTCCACATTGAGTATTACACACGTGCCCGAACGGGCACCCTTTCGTTTTTTGAATATTTATCACCAAATATTATATTGGTGTTCATGTGTTATGAAGTTTACGCACACATTCTCGGAATCGGATAATTTTTACCCGGATAACTGACAACTATCAGATTTTTCATGGTCCTTGTGATTGCCACATACCACACATAAGCTTCGTTTGCCCTACCTTCCGTCGTTAACATGCTCTGTTTTATAATCGGGGGCACTGCAGCATGAAGAAATACATGTGTTGCCTCTAATCCCTTTGCTCCATGTATAGTCAATATCTGTGTTCTGTTAATCCTGCTTTCGTCTATTGCCGCAACTCCGTTCTTTAACATTCCATTTATTTTCAATTTCAGCATTGAATCCGCATTTGTCAAATGTTCGCCCGGGTTCCCTGCCCTGACTGCCTGAACAAATGAATTTGAAAGATACCAATTATTCAGCGCGTTTACCTGCTGCACATTGTTCTCGAAGAACGATTTTAAGTCTTCCTTTTTTCCAGTGTACTGCAGATCAGTTTTCTTAACATGGTCAATTAATTTTTTGTACTCTGTTACCGTTGGTGTCCGGCCCTCTTTGATCTTTGCGATTGCATGGTAAAGCTGGATTTCGTCATGAGTCCAACCACAAATACCGCCAAACGGCGTTCCCATTTCAGCGAGGATCTTTGCAATTGCATGGCCCTGGTAATTTGTCCTGACAAGATGAAAAGCGGTTTCGTCGGGTGCAAAGTATTTCGCGAATCGCTTTGTCAGGTAAGTTGAAAGGCCCTTGTAATCAACAACAATCATTTGCCCGTCTTCTTTCGGTGTCTCGATTTTCGGAGCTCTGTATTTGTTTCTGTCAGTTACCATCCATGCGGCTTTTTTCCAGACATTCGCCGGGAGTCTGTGGCTGACCGGAAGGACAACAAGCTCACCTTCTGTATTCATTAAGTGCTCTGGACTTGCTCCCATGAATGAGTAAAGTGTCTGCAGAGGATCTCCGGCATAGTAAACAGTTTCCGCGTCGTCACCCCACATTTTAGAGAGCTCGTACATGATCGGGGTCATGTCCTGTGCTTCGTCGTACATTTGGACTGTGCAATCTGTCATAATTCCGTTTTCGAGTACAAGATTAAGCATGTCTGACCAATCTATTTTGCCCTTTTCTTGCTTATAATCTTCGTAATTGTCATAAAATTCTTTTTTCTGACTGAATGGAATTACTTCTTTGCTATAGACTTTCATTGCTCCTTTTGTCGGAGGCACCATGTTGTTTTTACAGTAAGCGTAAAAAGTTGTTAGCTGATCCATTTTGTCTTTTTCTGCACTATCCTTTGTATTGAACGAATACCCGTATTTTATCCCGAATTCTTTTAAGTCTTTTCTTGAAATTAGATATCCACCTTCCTGCTTAACGTCTACAATTCCGTTTCTCATTAACAGAGAGAGGCATTCACCGTGAAAGGTCCTTACATTGCATAACCGACTTTCCTTTACTCCGCTTGCGGTAGAAAGAATCCCTTTCGCGTCGCTTGCTGCTTCCTTCCGGAACTGTGTGAATAAAATATTTTCAGGAGGAACCCCGCTGCTTAAAGCCGTCTTAAAGTCCTGTGTTAATGTCCATGTTTTGCCCGTTCCTGGGGCACCGTCATACTTTGTAATTGTCACCATTCTTTTTCTCCTTGTGCAATTTCATGGTTAATCTTTGTTATTGCCGTGTTCCAATTTTGCGTGTGTCTACCGTTTACGGTTTAATACTTTCATAGAGCGCGTGTTAGCGAAGTATCTCTTTTTGGTACACGTTGAATACTTTCATAGAGGTTTTTACTTTTCGGTGTTTTCCGTACTCATATAAAAAGTTTGTCTTTGTTATTGCCAAACACAGCCCGCCCATTTCGCGCGCGTATGGCTCGTTTTTTATTTTAAAGTCTTAATGTGCGTATGTCAACTTTTGTAACGGGGTGTAACGGGTCGATGCCTCCAGACCCGTTACAAATTTTCGACAGCGGGAAAATACTTTCAGTCGAATGTAACCGGTGTAACGGGTGTAACGGGGGGTCAGGAAAAAATTTTTTACCCCCCGTGCGCGCGTTACAAGGAGAAAAAACACACAAAAAAGTAGTGTTCTGAGTTCCCCCGTTGTCGTTGTGTGGCAATTACAAAGTCGATTTTAGACCCGTTACAAGACCCGTTACACACCGGTTACACCCCGTTACACCCAGTTACAAATTCACATTGTCGCTATCGTCGTCGTTTTCGTCTGGTGTAACTGCGTCTATACACTCCGCCGTAATCCACCATGCTTTCGTTACCTTCTGTCCTACCCTGATTGCCGGGTTTGTTTTCCTTTTCATGTTTCGAATGTTTAAAGTCTCTCCCATTTTACCGATTGGTATTTTTATTCCAATGTCTTTCATTACAGTGGCCACACAGTCTGGCTTAACGCAATAGTGTACCACGCCATCTTTATCTTCCGTTCTCAAAAGGCACCTATCGGAAGAAGTTGTATCATACCATGCCTTTTTGTCATCTGTTATGTTGAACTTTGCTATATTCTCTATTAACCTGCTTGCCTCAATCCATTCCGTACTATCTTCTGGATCTTCTTCGGTACACATTTCTTCAATTACCTGCTGAAACTTGTCCCAGTAATTGACGTCACCCTTCGCTGGCTTTCTCCGGAGTAGGTACGGCAACTGAATACCGAACCATGACTTAAACAGGTTGTTAAAGGCGGTTGGCCCCATCATAAGCGCGACGTTATCAATGGTGATTTCTCTTCTCTTTCCTCTAAATGACATATCGAATACCCATCTTGCGCCGTCGCTTGATGTTTGCCCTAACTTCTTTGTAATCCCGACAATCCCACGGTAGAATATCTCAATGTCTTGTTCAAATTCTTCGTTTGAAATCTGTGCTTCCTGTTTAAATATTTCATTCTTGCTCATGCTCCCTCCGATTTTACTAACAGTATCCATGTCCCAACAATAAGTTATTTATAGGAAGAACGACATATAATATATTATAAGACGTGCTTCGTCATTTGTTTTGTCTCCATTCGGGGGGTTAAGTCCCCCCTCTCTCCACAAATCTTTTTTAGGTAACTGTTATATATGTCACTGAACTTATTTAATATTTACTGTTTTCAAAAATTTTATTTAGAGTGTTTGTCACTCACCTATCAAATCTAGCTCTACGTTCTAAAATAGCTCTTTCGTTTACTGCTTCTTTTTCAAATTCTACATGTAAATAGTTTCCTTCATCGAATGTAGTACCGAGAACTTCGTTTAATCCAATGTCCATTTTTTCTATTTTCATATCTCGAACAATTCCAACGTAACCGTTTAACATATCAAGTTTTTTACTCCAAACATCATCATCACATAGGTTTTCACAAAATTCCTTTGCACTTGAAGACGCATAAAGTAAAAGATCTTTGCACATTTCGTCTATTATTGCTCTGTTTTCTTTGCTTGATCCTAAGTACGTGTGCCTCTCGATGTCTACTTTAAATGGGATTCCGATTTTACACATGTTATTAGGAAATGTTTTTAGCATAAACCTGTAATTGGTACATCGTTTCTCGTCTCTGCCTGGTGTCCAAGGATAATGTTTAAATTTTACTGGCTTCTCTGGAACTGGAAGTTTATTTTCTAAACATCTTCTGTTAAATTCTCTTGCTTCCTCGATGTAGTCAACCGTGTATTTTGTGCATACAAACCTTATGTTAGGCTGATGTTTGCTGTTTGCTTTTATTGCGGTTCTGGTCTGATTTATTTCATCAACTGCGTCTATTTCATCAAATGGAATGAATACATTGTTAGCAATACTCAAAGAGTGTTTACAGCTTTTTATTTTGTCTACAATTGGTGTGGTGTCGAATATTATATAATCGAAGTATTGCATGTAAACATTCATAATTGTCCTGAACTTTTCTGTTACAATCGCCTCTCCGCCGAAGTACTCTTCTGCTTTTTCAACTATATCTTTTAAGTCTGCGTCTCCAAGCAGAATTGATATTGAACCTCCTGTGTTTTTGTTAAAGTGTATTGTGTAAGGTACTACTGGTATTTCTCCGGTTATGTTTGACATTGATTCGTATATCTTTGAAAATCTATGGTCTTTGTATTTCTTGTTGTTTCCGTCTATCTTGAATTGCTTTCCTAGCGTCCCCTGTTGGTCATTGTCTATGAAAAGTACTCTTTTACCTTGTTTACTGGCATTTACCCCAATTCCAAAAGATGTGGTTGTTTTTCCGCAACCCCCTTTGTGATTGCCAACCACAATTACAATACATCTACTTCCGATTATTTTTTTAAATACTGTCAATTGTTCCACTCTCCCAATTTATTTTTTTAATATTGTCCCCCATCCGAACTTTTCACATTCTTTCATAAAGGTTTCTGCCTTGTCCCCGAAGTAAATAAGAGCATGGCTTTTTAACTTTCCTGTCATTGTCTTTGTTGGAAATACAACCGCGCTTGCTTTCTGTGAACAGAGCTTAAACCATTCGGAATCAGTTGTGTTTCTGGCAATCACAAAGGCTTCAGTTATTCCCCCTTCGACAAACCGAGATACCAATTTCTCAATGTAACACTTTGAATCTTTTTCTGAATCAAGCAGGTCAAGCCACACTTTACCAATCCAATTTTGATTAAGTGTTTCTGGATCATTGTGTACGATTTGAGTGTTTATTATGTAAATGTTGTCTGCGTTGTCTGCCTTTTTTGGTCTGCAAGCATTAAGTGTTATTTCCCCCATTATTGTATAAGCCGCTTTTATGTACTGGTCGTAATCTGTTACTGGAACGCTGACCTTTACTGTCTTTTCAATTATTTCTCTGTCTTGCTTTTCCCGTTCAATCCTTGCCTTTCTGAGTATTTCTTCATCCATTCGTTTTTGTTCAAGCATAGCTGATTCAAGTTTCTTTTGTTTGATTTCTTGTAGTCTTTTAATTTCAGCTTCGAGTTTTGCTTTTTCGATTCTTTCATGTTCTTCTGCATCCTTTCTTAACTTTTCTCGTTCTTCTGCGTGCTTTGCTCTTTCCTCTGCTTCTTTCCTTCTCTTTTCAATTTCTTTTTCGATCTCTGCGCGTCTGCGCTGTTCTTGTTCTTCTTTCTCCTTTTCTATACGTTCTCTTTCCTGCGCGAGTTTGTTTTCTCTTTCTTGTCTGAGTCTTTCCCTTTCTTTCTGGTCTTCTTCTTCTCTTGATTTTTTAAATTCTTCTTCCATTTGCTTTCTTTTCTTTTCGGCTTCTCTTGTTTTTCTTTCGAGTTCTTCTCTTGTAATTGCCGCGAGAGCCATTTTTAAAGTTAGGTTTTCACCGGATAATACCCTGTAAATTGCGTCTTTTATTACATCATCTAGGTTTCTAGCGAGGTCTTTAATATCATCCATCGGGTCTTTTATCTTTCCGACTAGGATATCGTTTACTTTTATTCCAGTTACAGAGACGATTTTATCTACCGCAAGCGCAAATTCGGCTGCTCTTAGCACAGTCGAGTGATTTATTCCTAGTTGTGCAGCTATTTTTTCTCTTGTTCTACCAACGGGCGCATTTTGCGCCCGTTGGTTGATTGCACCGAACCCATTTGGATTTCCTTCTTCCATTTTTTCCATTAAATATCTTTTACCTACAAGATAAGTTTTAGTTCTACTATTCATGTTTCTTCTATCAAACTGTATCTTGTACATTTCTTGTTTAACATCGTACCTCGAAGCGAACTCCTGCTCGATGTAATCAAAGGCAATTCCGTGTTTCTGGCAAATTCCGTAACGGTTATGCCCATCCACTATAATGTTCTGTCCTTTCCAGACAATTACAGGGAAGGCAGGGTTAAACCCGTTAGTTAAAAGATTTTCTTCAAGACTGTTATATTCCTCTTCAGTCAGTGGAGGAATCAGATCTCTAAATTCTGGATCAATTATTAAGTCCATATATATCAACTCCCTGCAAAAAATAAGCTTTAAAGGTTAATAAACTTTTCTACTTCCTAAAATAATTATTTTAAAGAGTGAATTAATCACCCTTCAATTGCCTTGAGAATCTCCTGTGCTCTTTCCTTGTTCTCAACAAGAACGGTATTTTCAACATAACATCCCAGCGCAAGAACGATTATAGAAAGAACCTCTTCCGGAACTTCTTCTATCCATCCGTTGCCCTCTTCTTCCGGCGCGTCTGATTCTCTGTACTTCCTTTCAATCTCTATGATTTCTTTTGTGGTCATGACACCGGCATTTATCAGTGCGGCCCTCGTGTTTTTGTAAATGCTCATGAACTTGTAATTTTTCGTTGCTTCCTGGTCCGTGAATCTTTTCTTAGCAAGTTTATCGAAAACATCAACAGAAACTTCGTTCTTGAATTCTTCCCGTCCTTTTTTCGTTGTTAATTTTTTCATTGTTTTTTTGTTTATTCCTTCCATGGTTATTGTTCCTCCTTAAAAATTGGTATAGGTAAACTGCACATTGGCATGTCACGTGGTAAGCTATATATAACCCTTTTAAAAAATTGTTTGTCTACGTTCCTCACCAGTCCTTTTTGTATTCTTTGATCTCGCGTCGGTTAAATCGCTTCCATATCCCACAGTATGACTTGTCCATTTCCTGTGTACATACGTAACTTGTGTCTTCGAAACAATCACACACGTCTTTGTTTTCGCACACGCATTTGGTCGAAAATATGTCTTTAATTACACTCCCGATACTCATTGTTTATCCCCCATTTCATTTTATTTTCTTCTTGGTTTTCTTTGCCTTTTCGGTTTCTGCTCAGTGGTTTCAATCGGTTCAAGCATTTCCTTTGTCTGCTTTCTTTCCTTTGCTTTCCTGGCTTTGGCGGCAGCCGGATCAAGTACTTCTTGGATCTGCTCATCTGTGACAATTCCCATATGTTTCATCGCGTACCTGATTCCGAACGCCATTTGTTTTTGACCATCCGCCACTTTCTCGGCATAAGATTCGAGCAACGTCTTGATTTTTTCGTCGTCTATCTCCATATTTTCAGTCCTTCACGATAGTTTATTCTTCATGATTATTTTGTTTTTTAGTCTGTCACTGTGTGTTGTTACTGTTCTTGTCGATCACTGAACAATTGTACTGAATTTTCAAAAATTCAAAGCGTTAGTCGGTACTCTAAAATTTGTTTTTTATACAGTGTCAAGATTAACCGTTTGAATTTTCTTTTGCAATGACTAATACAACATTTGTAGTTGTGGTATATAAATTTTGTCAGTTAAGCCGGGATTCAGACGAAAAAGGCAATCGGTAAAACTTATTAAAATAGAAATTGAATATATAATTTTAGAATGTACGAAAGCTATTTATACCGGCCTGTGCATATACATGGTTGCGAGGTTTAGGACGTTGGTCCGACTAAGCACAATTAAAATTTTGGAGGTCAGCTATGGAACATCCAAAAGAAATAAACGGGCGATTTCCGGTGTTTTACGAGATTTCACGCGAATCACTGGAAGAAGCGAGGGAATCACTTATTAAAAAAGGCAAAAATGCTTTGATTAACTTTACGAACGCATGTGTTCAGCAAAAAATGGATGAAGCGAACACATTCAGACGAATATATGATGATTGCGAAAGTCACTTGAATTTTATAGAAATTATAATGGAGAAGATAAAATGAGTGCAGAAGACATGACAAACGAAGAAATGACAAATGAAGAATTAGTCGAAGAAGAAGAACAGATTGACGACGAAGATGATGGAATGTCGCCGCTTTCGGAGTTATTCGGTGATGATGAAGAAGGTTATGAAGAAGATGGCGATGAAGTGCCAGTTTCAAAGGTGGTCACTGAAATTGCCCAACCTGTTAAGATCACAACTGCAGTTGGGGCAGAGGTAGACTCGAAGGGTCAGTTAAAGCCAAACTGCAAGTTCACTATAGAGAGAAGCATAACAACCGACGACGACGAATTTGAAATTATGGAAAATGATTTCGAGTCACTGATTGAAAGGGTGAAGATGACAATTGAAGCACTCAGGGGGGGAAACTAAATGGCAAAGCTTAAGCTCGAACCAGGAAAAAAATTCAGAAGAGACGAATCGTTTACAGATCGGGTAACGGACTACTTTTTAGAGGAAAACGATTTCACGGAGGACGTAAGCCTTGTAATTGCAACAACCGAGGATCCAGCCCTTAAGATCGCTCTTAAGTACAAGGACTGGGTAGATTATGAAGGAAGTCCGTCACCGAAGTATGGGAGCAACGCTTACAGGTTCTTCGAGTCACTTGTCAATGTCGGTGTGTCAATTGATATTGATGTAGATAGAATGGAAGTTGCATTTGCCCCGGACCTACGCGGGCAGACAGTGAGTTTCGAAGTTGAGCATAAGAGCTTTGCAAGCAAGACAGATACTGAGCTTGTAAACGTGAACGGGCAGCTTGTAAAACAGCCAAAGATAATAAGCTTCGATGTCTGGACAGTTGCCGGGGTCGGGGGGAGTGCTTCTGCCGCAATTACTGAGGTCAAGGCACCTGCCCCCGAAGTCCCGATTAACGAGGAAGAGATAAAGGCAGGGTATTTCGAGTGCCTGAAAGAATTTGGAAGTGAGCCGTTCACACTGCCCAACACAATAAAAGCGACGAATGACTACGCAAAAAATCTTGAAGCACCTGAAAATGTCAAGAGGCAGTATACGGCAATGCCAAACAAGACAAAATACCTGAATGCCCTTGTTACGGACGGCGTTCTTGAAAAATCACCTGACGGAAAGTATCGGTTCGTCGAAGGGATTCTTGGGGAGTAACACCCCAAAATAAATGTTTTTAGGGGGAAAACAAATGATATTTACAATGGATCTTAGCTATTTTAAAAACCTGCTTGGTGTTCTTGCAAACATGAGAGATGAAGTTACAATGTGTCTTCGGCCAGATGAAATGAGAATTTTTACGGTTGATCCAGCAAACGTGTTTATATTTGGTGCGACAATTCCAAAGACCGCTTTCCGTGAATATAATGTACCGCTTGATACGGACATAACGGTAGATGTCCGCAAACTGGAACGTGTCGTTAAAAAACTGCGTGGTAATTTCGTAACGCTCGAGAAAGTTGATCCAGAAAAGCCGAAAAATCTGTATGGAAGTGTTGAAGGTGGGGACGATAGAAAACGTGCGGTGTTTACATGTGTTGACGCAACGTTCGCGATTCCAATTGAACCCGATGATAGAATACCAAGAATTCCGAAAATCGAATTTAAAACGTCATTCGAAATATGTTACAAGGAATTGATATCTGATCTTGAGGTAATTGGGGCATTCGGGAATAATATTGTAATTGCCGATCATGTGTTGTATGGAGATAACGTAATAGTTGAACTGAGAAATAAAATCAGTAACTTTGTCTCCCCTGGATATGAACAGAGATCTATGTTTTCTATTGATATCCTCACTGGAAAACACATGAAAGCACTGGGGAAACTCGTTAAAACGTGCACTGTGAGTATAAACGTCGATAACCCTGTGAGAATAGATGGGAACGGCGAGAAGTCAGAAAATTATGTGATGCTATGTGCTCCTAGAGTTGGGGATGATTCGGTTATCAGGGCGGTATAATGAAACTAACTAACTCAATTTCTGTATCTGGCACAACTGGCACAGGTAAAACATACGGTGTGTGCAAACTCGTAAACGATCTTGAGCTAAAAGCGGTTGTTCTTGATTTCGAAAACAAAACCGAAAAAACAGTAAAACTTCTCTTTCCCGAAGTCGCGGACAGATTCGAAATAATCCCCGTGATGCTCAGGAAAGAAGAATCGAAGACCGACATAACAAAAGTGGGTAAAATAACGTCAAGAGACATGAAGATTGTTCTTAAGAACGGACCTGATTATCTTAAGAGCTTCCTTAACTTGAAGGACAATATTATAAATAATATTCTTGAAAGAAGTGATTTCGACGTTCTGATTTATGACGGGGCAACTCCGATTCTTCGCAATAACATGGGTTTGGAGTATTGGAGAATGTTACACCCCGATAGAGACAACCCAATGCCTGAAGAATGGGGGGCAATGAACGACGTCGAACGGGCTTTCATCGAAGGCGGGATTGGTTGGGCAGAGGAAAACGATGGTCTCTTTATTGTAACTGGCCAGATGAAAGACCTGTACAGGGGAGATAAGGTAATTGGCGAAGTCCCGGCACTTTCAATGAAAGTTCAACATACAATAGACGTGACTCTGCAGGTAGAAAAGAAGATTGGATTGAAAACGGAATATGTTTGTACTTGCCTTGACTCGATAAAGGGGCAGTGGGTTGAAAATCTCACTTATGACAGACATATAATAGACGTTTTAGTAGAAAAGGAGTTGATTGGTTATGATTAATGGGGGAGTAGTAACCGGACCATTTGACATTAAATTTTCAGATAATGGCTTGCTTGAAGAAAAAGAAAACGGTGGTATTCGAATAACTGCACTGGGGCATGTTTATTTTGCACTCGTGACGGGTGATTACGCAAAAACCCAGTGTCCGGGCGAAATGCAATTGGAAGACGAGATGGCTTTTCATGAAGAGCTTGGTTTAATTGAAGTACGTGGGGCTTTGACCATACCGCTTCCGTTTGGAATAAATAAGGTGTTCAAAGAACTTGAATTCGATGAACTTAATTACGAATTTGCTGTAGCGATTATGCGAGCTCATCCAGAATTTGAATCCATGGTGAATATCAAAGTGTGAGGCAATTACATGGCAGACCTTGAACAGAAATTCAGCGAACTTTTGATTACCTGCGATACACGGGAGCAATCTGCGTTGGTGCAAAATCGGAAAGTTCCAAGCGCAATAATCAAAGGCAAGCTGATTTCTGAATATTCGAATGACGAAATTATCCGGCTCACAAAACAGCGCCCGAGAATCTGGCAGGTCGCAAATTATTTCATGCAGAGAGGGGCAGAGGTCATGATTGATAATCTTGAAAGGTGCGATTACTGGATACAAGGGGTTTACCAGGGAAAGTATGTAGACATCGGGGTCGAATACAAAACACTTAACGATATCGCCGGATCAATTGATGATTTGACTTGGAAATTGCCAGAAGCATACAATATTTTTGAAGATGTCGCACTATTCGTCGAAGGTCGCCTAACCATTATGCAGAAAGAAAAGTTTTTTTATGTACGCAACTTCGCGAATGAGGACGCAAGCGTATTGAGGTTTGACAAATTAACAGGTCACCTTGAAACATGGCGGCAACTCGGGATACACGTAAGGCAGTTTGAAAGAGAAGATATGTTTCCAGTTGTGCTGGAAGACTTATTAAATTATATTACTAAATACTGTCATACAACACTTTCAATTAAAAAACCATGCAATGAAGACACTGTGTTGAAAATGCTTTGTAATGTGCCAGGACTCGGAGCGAAGACAATTTCAAAGATGTTAAGCAAAAGAAAATTTACCGTGTTCGAGTTTGTGAACATGGACTTAGAAGAGATGAAAACCCTAGCTGGCAAAGACAAAGGGACTAAGATTTACAATACGGTTCGCGGCATAGAAAATTAAGAATGTAGATAACTTTATATAGAAAAAAAGCTTAGTATGTTAGATGAATAATGGGGGAATAACATGTATAAAATTGCTCTAATGGCAAACGATCTTAAGAAGTTCGTTAAAATGCTTATGGAAGTTGGGAACGATGCGCGTTTGGAGATAACGAAAGAAAACATCCATTCTCGGATTATAGACGAAGCAAGCGTGGCCGTGATGGATGTAACCATTAACAAGACTGCGTTTATTGAGTATGAATGCGGCGACGGTGCGTTGCTTGGTGTTGATCTCGTCAAATTAAATGAAATCATTGGGTCTGCTGGGAAATTGTCGGAAGTCACGCTCGATCAACTAGATGGTAGAATTCAGATATCATTTGATGGGATGACGTTTGAATTGCCTTTGCTCGACGTTAACGGTATTCGTACATGCAGAATTCCAACTATTCCGTTTACTGTGACGTTTGACATTGACACGGAATTCGTCAGGTCGGCACTGAAGGGTATTAAGATCGTAGGCGGGGAAGTTGTAATTGAAACTGAAAATGACACCGTGACATTTAAGGCAAAATCTGAGTTGGGGCACTCTTTTAAGTTCCCTGTTAATGTGGGTGGAAACTTCAATAAAACCGCTTCGATGTATGCAGAATCTTACATCAGGACACTTTCACTATTTGAAGGAGAAGTTGAGATTTCTTATGGGGCTGATTTGCCTATGATTGTAAAAATGATTAATGAAAACATGGCCGTCTGGTATATGATGGCGCCTAAATTAATGAACTAAGGGGGAAATTGAAAATGCAGAAACAGAGAACATTTGAAGGGGAAGTTATTGAAATTGATTGCAGAAAAAGAACCGGATTGTTTTATAGACTCAATCCTAAAACAAAGAGAGAAGCCGAGGACGCTATAAACCCATGGTTTAGGGTATGGAGCAGGTCGCAAAAAAGACCGGCAACCGAAACAAATATAGACGATTTTGAGTGAGGCAATTACAATGTCTCATCGTGTTTTTTCATCAAGCCAAAACAGAATAATTGCGAAGGACATAACCGACGCAAGAGAAAAAATCGTAAGAGAGATCTGGAACAATGGGGAAAGAATCGTAGATCAGCGAGGGGAAGTTACACGGGAAATTATCGGACTCGAGGTAATTGTCATGTCCGGCAATCTCAAAGCCGAAAAATCCGTCGAACGTCAGGCTTACGACTTTGCACAGGGCCTTTTAATCTGCCATATCGCTATGAAAAAAGGGGACGCTTTCGATTACGCATACGGGGAAAGACTAAGGAGATCGAAACAGCTTGACAGAATAATTGAGCTCTTGAAAACAGACCCGAACACTAGGCGTGCGTATATGCCGATATTTCAACCGTGTGACAATTTCACGGAAAACGAAAAGCCTTGCTGGGCTTCACTGCAGTTCATTATAAGAAATGGACGACTTGACGCAATCGATTACTTCCGTTCAAATGAATGTTGTATCGCAATTCCAAGCGATATGTACGGAGCTTACAAACTGCTTGAATATGTCGCTGAAAAAGTCGGAGTAATGCCCGGGTGGATTTATCATTATATCGCTTGTGCGCACCTTAGAGAAAGCGATTATGACACGATAAATACATTATTGGGGTGATTATGTGGCAAGCGTTTTAATTGTAGAAATCGGGGATTACGTGGTAACTCGCGATCCGTACTGTTATTCAACTGGAAAGTATGCAACTGATAAGGAAACCGGTGAATATGTCCTTGATAAAAAGAACGATAAAACGATTCGGAGCCCGAAGTATCACGCTTCGCTTGTTCAGGCATTGAACAGCATATATGAACGAATGCAAAAAGATAACTTTGAACGGCTTAATGACGCTGGAAACACGCCAGGAACGTTCTTGGAATTGCGGGAAACGATAAAAGAGCATGACGAAATGTTTAAAAAGTTGGTTCGTGAATCATTCAAAAAATAATTAATGTTGGGGGTTAACATGTGCGAAACTGACAATAACATAGAATGCAGGAATTGTGATTACTGGTATAGGATTTGTGGAAAATCATACACTGGGGAATGCAGACCAACCGGAAACAAGAATAAGAAAGAAACTTTGTTTAACTTTTCGTGTGGGCACGGTGTTCCCGCACAATCGAGTTTGACGTTTAGGGGGGTGGTTGCGTGACAGCGAACGGGTTCGTTAATTCTGGCTACAAGGGTTGTTCATCTTGCCAGAAATTTGACAGTGAAACATTTACGTGTTCCGATTACGGTTACGGGACGCTCGAAGACAAGCTATACTTGAGTTGTGGACAACATACTAAGAGGTAATAACATGAGTGAAAATGTTGCATGTAACGAGACTTACGACGAAATGGTTGAGCGTATGAAGAAAGAAAGATCGTCAATTCCGAATAAGATATTGGCAATTACATCGGCCGGTGTCATTTATACAATAATGTGTTATGTTGGTGGTGCTCCGGTTTATCTTCCTGCGCTTGCGGTGCCGTTTGTTGTTTTATCTCTGTATATTCTGGTTCGCCGGTATCGCGAACTGGAAACCTTCTAAATTTATTTTTTGGGGGAAGTTGAATTGACAGTAAAAGAACGTGAACAAAAACAATTGTTGAGAAGATATAAAAAGAGATATGGAACTAAAGACGTCATTGATGTGATAAATGTCGTAGAACAATCGTTGTCTGAAAAAAGAGACGAACTTGAAGATCTGGAATCTGATATATGGAGACTTGAAGAAGATCTGGATTGGTTAAAAACTGTGCAAAAAGCAACTTGTAAAACAGAAAAACCAATGGCGAAACACGCCACTAGACCGAAAACCGAGCGTAGACTGTCTGCGTTTTTCGGGGGAAATTGAATTGATAGAATGTTTTCCAGAAACGGGTAAAATAAAAACGTACCGCGAACAACAACTCGAAATTGCAAACTGGTTGGAAGCTGGAATAACCGAAGGAAAAACGAAATTTATAATCTGTGCTCCAACCGGGTCCGGCAAAAGTGCAGTATCGAAAATGATTGGCAATTACTTTGCAAAACTTGGCAAGAAAACGCTTATCACGTCCCCGTTGAATACGTTGGTAGATCAGTACGAAGAATACTCAAATGATAAAAACGGAAAGCCCCTGATCACACTGAAAGGAAAATCTAATTACATGTGTAAGGCCCGTTATGAGCTTCGTGGGGGAGTGCTGGAAAACTGTGATAATGGGTTTTGTGCTGGGAAAATTTGTTCAATGGATTACGACGCGGACCGGAAAATAATGTATAAAAAACGAAACTGTAAAGCGTGCGAGCTGGACTGTCCTTGTAAGGAGTGTAATTACAAAGCCGTTATGAGAGCATTTAAGACGTCAGACATCGGAAACACAAACTTTACTCTCCTGCAGATGGGTATCACAAACGATCCTGATGTATTGATAGTTGACGAATCCGATTACATAGAACCTTTTATTAGAATGTTCCGGACAGTGACAATTCCGGAGTATTGGGATTTCGATTGGGATTCGCAATTGGCATGTCTTGAAGATTTAGCGGAAAAGTTAGAGTATGAATTGAACCATTTAAATATAAGTCCAGAGAACATTAAAAAGAAAAAATACTTGGAAAGTCAGATATACAAGATCCGGGCCTTACTGAATGATTTTACAGTTAATCAAGAAAAATGGATTGTAAAACACAATAATGAAAAATCCACGACGTTTGAACCGGTTTCGATAAATAGATTCATAAAAGACGCGCTTAAAACTGATGATAGAACCGTTATTCTCATGTCTGCGACTCCTGAAAAATTGGAAGGATGGGAATTCCTAGAAGTTAAGAGCCCGTTTCCTGCAGACATAAGACCGATAAAGCATATTCCGGTTGGGTCGTTGAGCTTAAAGAACCGTGCGGAGACAATACCAAAGCTCGCGGAGTTTTTGAGGCAAGGGAATCTTAGATGGCTGATGCCTGGAAAAACCATCGTTCATGCCCCGAGCTATGCCGTAGCTTCGGAGTTAGGGCAGGAAATTGTCAGGCAAAGCAGGGGATTTGTTGTGCCAATTGTTCAAACCAGAGAATGTAGCGAGGACAGTATAGAAGGCGCGACTCTGAGAAAAGACGTAATTGAGAAATTTAAGAATTCGCCTGAACCTTGGCAAGTATTAATTGCCGTAAATATGGGGCGAGGAATTGACTTACCAGAACTCAATATAAAAAATAATGTCATAACGTTCCTGAAAAGACCAAATCCAACCGATCCACTGGTTAAGGCAAAAATGCATTATCTCGGTGGCGATTGGTCGTTTACCGAATGCGGAAACGATCTGATGCAGCAGTACGGAAGGATAAACCGAAACGATGACAAGGTCACTAACACAATTATTACAGAGCCAGAATTCGAAAAGTTTATAAGGTTACACAGCAATAAGTTAAGAGAGTGGTTCAAAGAAGCCATTGTTGATGGGGGAAAGAAACGTGAGGACTATTGGGGAAATCATACTCGTAAACGATAAAATTGTAACGGTCGATGTTCCTGTCTATGGGCAGGTCGAATGCATAACAGATGAACCAGAAAACGTTTTTAACACGCTAATAAAAAGTGAACGCCGGATGTATGGAGTAATTGAGATATTGCAAGAGGAAGCATATTTTATTCGTTTCCTCGATAAAAAAGACGTTCGGGTTGCCGTGGAAAACAACGGTTCGATGAACGTGTGTGACTTCTGCAATCGTAATTGCATTACAAATCAAAATTGCCTTTTCGAATGGAACGGGCTCTTTGATCTGGAAGAGGGGATAAAGGGGTATTGCTAATGCTCAGTGCTGTAATCGGGTTTATCGGGGTCGTGTTCGGTGTTGCTGGGACGGCATTCGTCGCGGTGGATCGTTGTGCATGCGCAAACCGTATATGGCTAACCGGTGACCTGTTTTTAACCGTGGATGCAATTTCGTTCGGCAATTACTTTATTAAAAAAATGGAGGGATAATATGTTAGATAAATTTATTGAAGGTTTAAATAACGCAACGATTATAGTAATTTTTGTATTTATGACAATAATTTTATATGCTTTTGATATAATTTCAGTTAATTTTGCAGCAAATATTTGTTTTGTTTTATTTTTTGCATTTATTGTTGATTCAATTTGGAGAAAGAATGAATAAACCATTCTTTCGTGATTTCAATCGGATAATCTTTTTATAGTTTGAACTCATACATGTTAAATAAATTATTTGTTTAAAGTTCAAGTGATTTTTGGGGGAAAATCAGTGAACGAGAAAGAAACAAGCGTCGAACAATCGAAAATGTTTTTGTGTCGGTTCAACATAGGAACGTCACTCAATAAAGTGAGATTCCATTACAGGAATTATATCGAGAACAGAAAAGAAAGTGATCAACTGATTCTCAACCGGAAGAACGAGCACAAAGGGTACAAATACCGGGATGTTAGGGGAGTAATGAAGAAGCGCGTAATATACATTTTCGGGGGAGAATGTGCTATATGTGGAAATCCTGAAAATTTAGAGATACACCACATTGTACCACGCGCGGAAGGGGGAACAAATGACATTGCGAACCTTCTGCCACTCTGCCACGAATGTCACTGTGCTATACACAAGATAGCTGAAATTCACGGAAAGAAGACATACGAAGAACGTTTTTACAACGTGCTTAATCAAAATGTAGAATTCTGTAATTGCCTTGTGGGTGGGGAATGTGCTTAATCAGAAAGATATACGAGAACATTATAAACGTCCTGAAATTGTCGAGGCAATTACAAGGATTTCAACTGATGGGAATTTTAGTAGGGCTGGAATGAAATTCACTCCATGCGCTTACGTTGACAGGGAAACGGGGGAGCTAAAAGATTCAATGGACTGGTATAACCTACGCCCGGGAAGCAGGAAAGCAAAGAAAAAAATCGATCTGTCGAGCAGAAAAGATTATTTTAATGCGGTGACAGAGTGCCGGACGTTGTACTGGACCTTAAATGTTTTCGATAAAGAAATTTATGACGTGGATTACAAGAAGGTGGACAAAGCCGATGGCCCGATGCTAAGCAGGGCTTATACTATGGGGTACACTCTTGGAATTGACATCGACAAAGAACATGGATGTGATATTCATTCACCTGATGTAAAACAAGCTGTAGAAGACATGGCGCAGTATTTTGTAAATATTCTTCGCGAACACTTGCCGAATTCTGTTTACGTTTTGTATTCGGGTGGTGGAATATATGTAATGTTGCATCATAAGGCATTTGAAAAGTATTTCGACAGATTCAGAGATTCCGAAGAATGGGACATGATGTTACTGACTTTCTTAGACGCCTTTGACTGCTTCATCGGAGACATGCGAGAATCGTTTTTTAAGGCGTTTCCGCAACATATAGGTAAAGTTAAGCCTGACCAACTAAACGGCTCTCAGAGAGTGTTTAAGACAATCTACAGCGTACATAAGAGTTTAGATTATGCTGTAGTTCCGTTGAATCCGGATAAGATCGAGATAGACTTTGAAGAGGCGACAATTCCGCTTAGTGACTCGGTAATTGCCAAAGGGGAAAAGTGGTATATGGAGTATGACGACGGGACCGAATTTCTTAACAAAGTCTTTAAGCCGTATCTCGAACACTCTTACAAAAACAGAAGATCTGCAATAAGCAGGATGGACGGCAGAGAAGTTGAGATGTCAGAAACACCGATAGGTTATGAAAAATGGGCACCGTGCATGAAAAACTTGTTTGAGTTAGATGAATGCGGAGAAGGCGCGACAAGGGCATTGGCCGTGTTCTGTTCATACTTGGGGCAAATGGGTATAGAAGAAGAAGAAGCGTTCGATTGGTTTAACATGCTTGCTGACAGATGGAATGCAAGAAAAAGTAATTTATTCGAAAGTTATTATAGAAGTATGAAAGTGCCGACATGCGAAAGGCTGAACGCTATTGATAACTTGGGTTTTCCGAAGGGGGTTTCGTTGCGGGGTCTTTGTGTCTGCAGTCCGGATGAACGGTGCATGAAAGTTCCGTCTCCGTTGTATTATTCCGATGAAATTGCAGAGAAGAAACGGCAGGAAAGTAAAGCTGGTAGGAGTATTGAATATAAACCGGTGATTAACATTCGAAAGAAAAATAATTGAGGCAGTTAAAATGGAAATTGCAGAATGGCAAAAAGAGATTCACAAAAACGCTATAAATCATGGGTGGTGGGACACTAACGTAAGAATTCCAGAGCTATTGTGTCTGGTTCATGCGGAAGTGTCCGAGTCACTTGAAGCGTATAGGAAATACGAAGACGAACACATGAAAGAAGAACTCGCAGACGTTGTAATAAGAGTTATGGACATGTGCGAAGCGTTTGGAATTGACCTTGAAGAAGAAATAAGAAAGAAGCATGAAATAAACAAAGGGAGACCGTACAGACACGGAAACAAAAGGTGTTGAGATGGTGCGTAGGTATGATTTTGCGTGTATTTTGTCCTTTGTGTTTGCGCTTGTTGTATATGTAATTGCGCCAGACCCGATCGGTTACGTTGGGCAAGATTTGCCGATTTCAGTCCGGTCGGGTTTCGTTAGTTGGCATTTCATTGTTTTTTATTGCTTGATTTTTTCAGGCATTGTGTTTATGTGTTTGTCATTAAGGGGCGTCGAAAATGAGTAACAACCGTTTTAGAAATCGGGAAGATTATGCATGGAGTAGAAGAAAAAAAGACAAAGAATTTGTTAGGAGAGAACTCGATGACTACATTCAATCCAGAAGCGTTGTCAACAAGAAAGCAAATTAATTCGGTGTGCAAATCACTTTCTAAATTTTTGCATGTGAAAGACGGTATGTACGGAAGTTCCATATCCGAACCTATTCACGTTTTTGCAAAAAATTCAGAATCAGGCGATTTGTTATATGCCAGGATCGATGACAAAATAAACCGGATACGAAACAGTGAAGAACTCAGAAAAAACGACGTTGTTGATTTAATGGGTTATCTTGTTTGGGTCTGCATAAAGAAAGGCTGGTTTAGTTTCAGGGATTTGATAGATTGAGGGGAAACATGACAATCGAAATAAAAGAACTTGATAAAGACGAGTGTAAAACGCGGCGTATATGTAGAAGAATACGCAACAACGGATCTATTAATAATATACGTGTGGTCCACGATTACACAAAAAATGAAATAATGTACTTTGATTTTTATGTGCTTAAGAAGCATTGGTATGATCGGGTGTTTTTCGATTTTTCCATACATTTTTGGGGGAAATTTGACACCAAAACATGCATTCTCAGAATTGGAAACGTTGAAGAACGTTTATACGAGCGAGTGTTGAGCGCGTCGAAATTGCTATTCGACGACATAGACGAATTGAGAGTTGTAATCGAAAAAGATTTTTGTTGAGTTGGTGTTCATGAGACAATTCCATGTTGATTCTGGTCAGATTGGGGGATTAATCCAAATAATCACCCAATCCAATTTCATATTTAACATGCTAAACTTTGTTGGTGTGTGGACTCTTTTCTACGATAGGTTTTTAAAAGTGTACATCCCAATATATTATGGGATGATAATTATCATTTCCGGGGTTATTGCATGGTGGTGTATTTATTATTCAATCGTTTATCCGTCACTGATTCAATATACGAATAGGCAGTCCTGGAAACACCGCAACCCCATAAAAAAAGAGTTTGATGATATGAATGAACGGTTAGATAAAATCGAAAAACTTATGGAGGAAAAATTATGAAAGTTGCCATGCTTACAACTGTACACGGACCGTATGACCATAGAATTTACCACAAAGAAGCAAAAACGCTTGTTGAATGTGGGAAATATGATGTTAATGTTATTGCACTTGGAACGGCTGTGAAAGCGTTAGATTCGTATAGGGGGATAGATGGAATAAATATAATCTGTTATCCAGGCGAATTGAAGTATTCAAAGCATATATCAAATTGCTTTAAGGCATTTCTTACGGGACTTGTACAGAAACCAGACATTGTACATGTGCATGAACCGTCTTCTCTTGCCGTAGGGAGCGCATTAAAGCTCTTATATGGTTCTAAAGTAATCTATGACAGACACGAATATTACCCGAGACTGATAAGAGAGAGGTTCGACGCTAGAGGACTTAAAAAACTCGCAAATGTTATTGAATTTGTCGAAACGGTTTCAGAAAAATTTATGATGGAGAACGTTGCAGATAAGGTAATTGTAGTAGATGAGGAAATGGGTAATCAGGTAAAACATAACCAGATAATCCATAATTATCCAACGGGATATACAAAAAAGGTAAGGTCAGGTTGCAATTTCGGGTATGTTGGAATGATGAATCTTAGGAAGATCCCACAAAGCGTTGAAATTGTCAGGAAATTGTCTGAGTATGTGCCTGATGTCCGGTATAAGATTGCTGGAATGGCATTTGACAAAACCGATATACCCGAGAACTGTGAGCACGTAACTTACTGCGGCGTAATTCCGCATTGTGAGGTAAATAAATTCCTTGATGATGTTTCGTGGGGGTTCTGTCTATATGAGAAAACCGATAGATACGAGACCGCGAGAAGCACAAAGACGTTTGAATATATAATGAGTGGGATTCCTGTAATTGCCAGCAGAACGAAAGGAAATCAGTTTATTGAAGACGAAGGTTACGGGATTCTAATAGATCCAGATAACGTGGAAGAGTCTGTTGAGGCAATTAGAGAGGCAATTCCATATTGTACCGAATATTCACGAAAATGCTTGACCGCACAGTTTGGATGGGAAGAAGAAAAATTATTAAGCTTGTATAAAAGTTTGGAGAATGAAAAATGAAAGTTCTTCATGTTGGGGATACTGCAGGCGTGCCAGTTGTATTAAGAGAAATTGATAGACGAAATTGTGATAAGTCGGATATCGTAATAACTTGCGGCAATAAATTAAATTATCCAGTTGATTTCAAATTTTTGCTGCAGGGCAAGAATTTCGGGTCCGTAAAAAACATGTTTAAATATTTGTGGTTATGCCCGAAATATGACAGAATCCATTTCCACAAAAAAACAATTTTCAACGGGCTTGATATTGCATTATTCAAGCTTTTGGGAAAGGAAATTGTGATACATTACCATGGATCGGACGCGCGAGGAAAACAATTGCCGTGGTACAACGGACTTGCAGACATAATTTATGTTTCGACTCCGGACCTGCTGAAATATGTACCCAACGCAACGTGGTTACCAAACGTGGCAATTGATTGGGAATTGCCGTGGAAAGAGCGCGAAGCGTATTCTGAACACAAGTTCAGAATATTGCACTGCCCGACTAATCCGGAAATCAAGGGCACTAAGTATATCGAGGAGGCAATTACAGAGCTGAAAGAAAAGTACGACTTCGAGTATGAGACAATTACAGGACAGCCACACGAAGAAATTTTGCTGGAAATGGCAAAATGTGACCTATACATTGATCAATTGCGTATAGGTTATTACGGTGTTTCTGCCATGGAGTGTGCTGCGATGGGTGTTCCGGTCGTATGCTATGTGAAAAAACAGTTTGAAAGCCCATTTATTAACGTATCTGTATGTGGGTGGGACGGTATTTATAACATACTTGAATTTATACTCGAAAATAAATGGACGCTTCCGATGATACAGGAGAGGGAGAAAAAATACTATGAAAAATGCAAACGTGTTCTTGAAAAAACGTACACCGAGGATAAAAGTAATTCAAAATTTAGCCAAAAAACGAATAAAAAACGCAATTGACATATGCAAATGTTTAAATAAGAGATTGCCGTTGCGTTTGGTTTTTCTTTGTGATGTTGACATTGATAGCGTCCCGCGTGGAACGTTCTTCGGTCACCCGTTCGGTATCAGTATCAATCCCGGAACGGAGATAGGAAAAAACTGTGATATTAGGCACGGTGTAACTTTGGGAAAAGTTAATCCCGAAGGACCTGCAGAAAAAATAGCGGTTGGCGATAACGTGTTTATCGGCTGCAATGCTTCGATTCTCGGAAATGTCCGTGTAGGGAATGGTGCAGTTATCGGAGCTCACGCGCTTGTGTTGAAGGATGTTCCAGAAAACGAAAGAGTCAAGGGGGTTTGGAAATGAAGGTTTTACATGCTATTATACTGTGTGTGGTGTTGTGCGTGCCAGTGTGTGCGTATGTGTACGCATCTGAAACGGAAGTTCATGATGATTATTATGTGACTGGAAAACTCAATTGGCAGAGCGTGGGTGTATACAACAGTCATACAGCTTTGTTTGTTAATATTGCACCTGAAAATGAGCACTTTGGAGAAAATAAAACCTACTACTCTGTAATTGTCACAGACCCAATAGAAATAGAAAAAGGAGAGCGTGTTAAGCTGAAATTCGAGTATTATAGGCCGATTGGTGGGTATGCAATTATAGAGATAACGAGGGGAGATTAATCATTTCTTCCCTCTGCTGCTTGTGGACCGGCTACGAGAAGAAGAAGCTGGCTTTTGCGCGGATGCTTCATGCATCACAGCGTCACCGTTTTGTACGATCTCGTTTGCTGGTATGTGGTTTATTGCATTTTCACAGATCATTTTTAGCATTATGTCCACGCTGTCTTCTGCTCCTTCGTAGTACTTTAAATCCTTTTCCCATCTCTGCAGCGCGTCTCTACATTCTCTTATTTTTGCTCTGAGTTGCTTTTTCTCTTCGTTTAGTTTGCCATGCATTTCTTTCAGGCTTGTTACTTGTTCTGTCATGGTTTTCCCCCAAATTTTTGTCATTTCTATTAAAAAGGTTGAAGTTGTATAAAGCATTAACCATTTAATTAAATTTTTTGTATATGTGCATTGGTTGTGTCTATACACAATGCTTAAATACTTTTGATGCGTAGAGAATATCAAGGTAAAATTAGTAAATTAGTAAATTGGAGATGAAAAGAAATGATGTACAATGTAAATGGTATGGTTGATGTCGAAGTCGTTGTTGAGCACACTGAATATGAAAATGTCATGATGACCGGTATGTATTTTGGTAATGTCTGTATGGCTTCTTGTGATTTCTCCGTTGGGAATGCAACTTGTGATATGGAGAATGAGAACGCTGCTTTTCATGCGGTGTTTGAGGAAGTGTTCGGTGGAAACTACACCGTTAGGGTTGTATAATAAGAATGTCGGGGTTGGGAAGAGGACTGTTAATGCCAATTAAATCTTCAGAAACCAGACCACAGCAGGGTAGGGGGCAGAAAATAAAAACGAAATGTCCTCGCTGCAGAACTTACATTCAATCACTGTATATGAAAATTGACGGAAAGCTTGTAAGCGTCGGGGAAGAATGTCCGGTGTGCTATGAAGAGAAAAGGAAGAATGGATTTAACAAGGACGAATTAGAGGTGATTTTAGACGCCGTGACGACGATTGGTATACAAACATCAAAACCAGAAGATCATCGTTTCTTGAAGGCTATAGAGAGCATTTACATGACGTCTGAGAATAATCTAAAGTACAAATAGTCGTTTTTAAAAACAGATTTTAAGGGAAGTTTCCCTTAGTTTTCATTTGTTGCCTTTTTATATTCATAAAAGCGATTTGCGTTTACTTTGTCTATTTCGTTTCCACATGCTTTAGACATTGGTTTTAGTGTGCAGTATCTACACAGTTTGGTTCCGCAAATATCGGATTCACATCCCATTGGTTCTTTGTATGCTGCATTAATAACGGGACATATTGCCCGTATCCTTTTTATTTCTCTTTGCAGTCTTTCATTTTCTAATATTGTTTTGTGTTCTTTTATTGAACGTTCTATGTTTCGTCTTTCGTATTCTTCTTCTATTTTTTTATTGGTTGTTATAATGATTCCCATATTGTTGCTTCCAGTGTTTCATTTCCCTTGGTTTTCTTGTTTTATAGTTGGTTCATGCATTTTTCGACGTGATCCACAAGAGCATCGCAATTACAAGGGTAAACAGTCCCCTTGGTATTGCCAGATCCGTGAAGTATGCCACCGACATTCCAATAAAGACCCCTAAAGTAAGAGATCTTAGCTTTATGTTTGGTATACCGGTTTTCAGGTCCGCATATATTTTATTTGCGTTCAGTTTCCCCACTCCCATAAAATAAATTATTTTTTTCTGTTCACTCCTTTTCGTTCCCATTCAATACCCTTTCTGAAGGCAATTCCAATGTCACAAAAAACACAACTGCTGTATATGCACTTTGTATCCAATATAACGCATCTGAAATGGTTTTTCATTTCTTGCTGGTACTCTGTCGTGGTTATTTCATCCATGTTATCGCCTCGATCGTTTATCCCCACGAAAAAACTATTATATCATACCATTCTGTTATATCAGTACGCTGCCTGTAGAATCGTTCTCCGGTTTCTGTGTTTTCAATGCAAATTGTTTTTATATATGGTTCTGCTTCGTGAAATTGTTTACTGTCTTCTGTGTTTAGTCTTCTCACCGTGTTGCTTTTCTTACCGGTTTTCTCTTTTTCGAATACCGCAGGAACGCTCTCAAATGTTATTGTTTCCCAATCGTCTGATAGTTTCATATTATCGCTTTCTGTTCAATGTTATGGATTTATTAATTCACTTATCATTCCTAAAGCAATGTATGCAAGCGATGCACATATACCAGCTAATACTGATAAAACTGCGTTATTTGTTGATGTGTACATGGTATATGAGGATATTATAAACGTTAATGCCATAACTTTTGATTCTTTGTCCCCCAATTATATCACCATCTGTTAAATTTATTTAAACTGGATCGTTGTATTCTATTAGTCCAAGTTCTGCTTCGCATTCTTCTATTTTTTCACTCGTATACTTTACTATATATTGCTTATTGAACTTAAATTCTTTTTCACATTCACAACATTCTGTTATTCCGTCCCCTTCTTCAAGTTCCCAATCGTCGCCTTGAACTGCTCCGCAATAAGGACATTTCAAGCTTTCGTCGTATAGGTCGTCAATCACGTTTTCTATTGTTTTAAGTATGTCTCCGATTTCTGACATTGTGTATTCCCCCTTACCAAAATTTCACATTCAGATTTTCAAACATTGCTCTTTCCTGCTTCGCGTCCATCCTTGCGTATGTCTTCAAGGTAATTGCCGTTGAACTGTGTGCCAGGTGGTAAGCTATTAATTCGGCGGGCACTCCCTGACTTTGCAGGTGCATGGCAATTCCATGGCGAAACATGTGGGGATGAATACGTCTCATTCCTACAAGTTCTGTAAGCTCATTGAGAAGCTTGTTTATTGCTTGCCTTGTAATTGCCTTATCCGATCCTTTGAATGAAGGAAAGAGCAATCCTTTAATTTCCCACGTCTGTATATAATCCATTAACATAGTTAGTGTTTCCATATCCAAGCCAATTGTGTGCCAGTATTCCCCCCCGGTTTTAACCTTCTTGCTTTTCCTCTTGTGGACCAGAAAGGTTATTGTTTTTTCTCTGTAATTTATTTTCGTGGTGTTCATTTCCGTAACGTCTGATACCCTCGCACCAGTCGCCCACATAAGATGGAGAAAAAGCTTGTTTTTGTCTCTGATCCATTTATAATTTTCAGTTTGCTTGCTTCGTTCGTATGCAATATCACACGCACGTTTAAGGCTCCCTACTTCGTGTAGTTCAATGTGATCAACGTGTTCTTTTAAGAGTAGGTCACCGCCCCCGAATGGTACTAAAGAATTCATTTCATCGCCCGGAGTAAAGTCATAATCGCTCCACCGACGATAAGTATCACAGCCGATATTCCGAGTGCTAACAACAGATTCATTAATCTTCCTCCAAAATCATTTAGTTACGTGTATATTGTTTTGTAAACTATTTAATACTTTCGACAAAAAATTTATTGCAAAACTAGTAGTTTTCATGGAATTTCCGAGAAAACAGGAAAATCGAGTTTACAAAATTACTAGTTATGTAAACTATCCCATTATACCAAAAAGTAGGACATTTTGAGTAAATTTTCTAAAAAGAGTTAAAAATGAAATGTTTGGAATGTCCAAGTATATGGGATATAGGACGAAAAGAAAAAAGAGAAAAAAATAACTTACTTAAAAACTACTTCAAATTTAAACTTCTTTCCACCTCTGGGTTTTCCCCAGTTTTTATAGTGGTTCTGTCTGATAGACTGTTTTGCTGCTGCGAGTTCGTTTGCTGTGTAGCCTTTTCCAAGATCTCTTTGATAATGATGTTCTCCGATTACTGCTTTTAAAACATATCCCATGATTTTATTCCTCCGTTTATTTGTTATATAATAATTAGCTGTCAACATATTTAAAATGTTCGCGCAATTACTTAGCCACAATCGGTGGTCTTAACTCCTTGATCCTTGCGTTGATCTCCCTTACCCGATCCCCGATTGAAGTCATTTTGTTATGATAATTGTCTTTCATCTTGATATACTCTTTTGCCGTTTTCTGATAATCCTTTTCGAGTTTCCGTTTTTCTTCTTCGAGAGTGACAATTTCGTCGTCTACCATGTTATTGCCTTCATTTCAGTGTTTTAATCTGACTCAGTGAAAAACTAAACTTCTTCCCTGGAAATCTTTTCTTAATAACTTCTTTCAGCTTCGTTACGCCGGAACTGTTCAATGGGTTCTTATTATCATAGAACATTCTGTAATTTTTCCGGGTAATCTCGAACATTCGCTTAACCCGCGTCCTTCCCGCAGTTGCCGTAAGTTGGTATCGCATACACAATCCTCCGCCGTTTTATTTTATATTCTAAACCAATCACTATTCGGTTCTTTGTAATACACTTCATTTCCGAGCTTCTTTGCAATTGCAATTGAAGCCTTAACCGAAGTTGGTCGGTTTGCATCTTTCAGTTTGTCTTTGTTCTCTTTGTACAATCACTGAACTTCTTTTATGAAATCCTCTCTTTCTTTTCCTAACGCATTGTTTATTCTGTATCTTGGTCCAGATTTGTAACCACCAAACATAGTTTACCTCCAAATTGTTTTCTATAATATAATATGTGTTTCAAAATATTTAAGGATGATGTAAAGTAAGTAAGATTTTCTTTGCAATTGCCTTGATAACTGGAACTGTTACCGCGTTTCCTAGACATTTATATCTATTCGTGTCTGCTATTCCTTCTGTCCATCCGTCTGGGTATCCCTGTAAACGTTCGCATTCTACAGGTGTAAGTTTTCTGATTGTAAAATTATTACTTGATAAATGCTCATAGCTAGGTGTAGCTGTTAAGCAGTTACTTAAATTATCAGTCCTATAAACTAACTCTTTTTCTCTTCTAGGACACCAATCGATGCCTTGTTCCCTAGCTTTGCTACGAATTAATTTGGCTTTCTCTGTTCTTCGTTCAGTTAAAGCACTAAAATTGTTGTTATTCATAAGAGTTAATATACATGTTCTTGCGCCGTGATTGTCAATGCCTTTCCAGTAGTTTGCGTCAAGGCATGTACTCGAATTTTCCCGAGAAGTTGCGCTTGTCTCTCCGAAGACAGGAAATATTTGTCTTGTACCTGCTCCTCTAAGATGTCCGATAATGAACACCCGTTCCCTGTTTTGTGGGACTCCGAAATCTTTTGAGTTAAGCACTTGCCATTCGACATCATACCCGAGTTCATCCAGCGTAAGGAGGATGACTGCGAAAGTTCTTCCTTTGTCATGGTTGAGTAACCCTTTAACATTTTCAAGGAATAATATTTTAGGTCTTTTGTCTCTGGCAATTCTGGCAATTTCAAAGAATAAAGTCCCTCTCGTGTCGTCAAATCCTTTTCGGTTTCCTGCAATGCTGAATGCTTGGCAAGGGAATCCTCCGCACAAGATATCCATGGTATTAATGTCGTCTGTTCGTACTGTTGTGATATCGCCACTTGGTATCTCTCCGAAATTTTTATTGTATATTGTAATTGCGTTCTTTTCAATCTCTGATGAAAATATACACTCTGTTTTAATGTTTAGCTCTTCTGCCGCTTGCATTATTCCGAGTCTAAACCCTCCGATGCCAGCGAATAAGTCAGCAAATTTGATAGGTGATATGAGTTAATCCCCCTAAAATAATTATTTTGTACAGTTATTAGTTTCAATGTTTATAAACCTTATTGATTTCTTCGAAGCAAAGTTTTAAATATGTTGTTGACTATCTTAAAATAATTAATTTACTAAGTAATGAGGGATAAAATGTTTAAAGGGCCGTGCAATTGTGAAGTGACCGAAGAAGACTATTACAATGCCGAGCGTGGACAGTATATTGTTTCCGCTAGCAGGTGGTTACACGCAACGCTTACAATTAAATGTCCTAAACGCTGACACGTTGACAAAGCAATGTTCTGGATGAATTCGTATTAACTACGGGGGAATAAACGAATGACGAGATTAATAGTTGCAGTACCAGACAAAGAAAGTAAAGACGGATACACAGAATTTCCAACACCTGACAACGGTGTAATTGCATACAAGACACAATTTGGGACCATACGGAGATACCCAGACGAAGCGCATTCAATCGAGCAGGTTGAGCGACGAGAGCGCTGTCTGTGCTTGTATTGTGGAGAATTCCCAGCGGTCGAAGACCTGGGCACATGTGAAAGTTGCAGGCAGAAGGTGCGTGCGATGCATGGTGAAATAGGCGCCGCGATGCGCGCGTATGGCGGAGGCGACCCAAATTGGAGTCTAAGAACAACATGGGAAACGACCAGCGAACGCGCTGCTAGGATAGCTGCAACGTGCCCATGCTGTAAAGGTAAGATGACGGGGACGCAGAAGTGGTGTGACAACTGCATGGAAGAACTGAGGAAACAAAAAGAAGAAGTTGCTAGGAGGGAATAAGCGAATTACTGACTTAACGTTTTCCTTTTTCGATGCAATTTCAAAGTTAATCGTTGATATTGCAAAATCTCACCACAAAAGTAATTCGGGGGCAATAACCATGGAAGAAGTAACTGCATACATAACAAATGACGGAGAATTATTTTTAAACGAAAATGATGCAATCGAACATGAAAAATCAATAGACAAACAGAAGATAGTAAACGCACTCGTGGGCGTGTTGTCCCGCAGTATAGATGAGGCGTCTTCGGTATACATTGCAAACGTCGTGTACGATAAACGGGACGTTATAATGAATATTCTGACAAATCCACGTTTACTAAGAACTGAGTGAGGCAATCACATGGGAATGTTTGACCGAGTGACGGGACTTATAGTCAAATGCCCGAAATGCGGAAAACGGAGAGAAAGAGAATTCCAAACAAAGGCATTTTCGAATGTGTTACGCGATTACAAAATAGGAGAATATGTACAGACAGACGCGAAAACGTTTGATTGTATAGGAGAATGTCCAGTGTGTAAAACAATGAACACGTTCAGGGTAAAGGTAGAAAACGGAATACTCACAAACGAATGTAAAATGATTAAGTGAGGCAATTACATGGGCATAGAATACAAATGCACTCATATGAAGAAGAAAGACGAAGCTTGTCCGGGGAAAACTGCGATTTCGTTTTTCTGTGAATTGAAGGGGAAACAGATAAGGACATGTTCAGGATGTAAGAAGAAATCAATTGAATGATTTTCTCTTTCTAAGTTAATTTTTTATAGGATGTTGCACATATTATAACTACTGAAAAATTGGGGGATTCTAAATGGCACAATTGGAAAACGTTATCACAGATCATGATTCTGAAAATCACACTCTCCTGGTTAGGTGGGGTGATGATTACAGTGAATCAATTGATTTTGGACCGTATGTACTCGATTATGACACTAAAGGAAATGTAATCGGGGTAGAGTTATTAGATTTTAAACTGGAGACGAAACAATGATAGACCTAACAAATTCAGACACCGTTGGCGCGTCTAAGGCAATTACAAAGTCTTTACCGACTGTTAGAAACACGGACGGATTTAAGACTGAATGGAACAGAAACAAGATCATTGATATGATCCTGAAAGAAACAAAACTGAGCGAGATTTTCTATTCAAAATCTGCTGCGACATATGAAGAAGCTGAGGCAATTGCAAAGGAAACCGAAAGTATAGTTCTGAAAATGCGAAGAGAATTTTTATCAGGTCCACTTATCAGGGAAATTGTCAACACCATATTGATTGATAGAGGACATCCCGAATGGCGTAACGTGATGACTCGCGTAGGTGTAAGCGTTCACGATGCTTTCCAAATTGATTCAGGTTACGGGTTTGAAGCGAAGGACAACGCTAACCAGCTTGATAACGCTGAAACAAGTCATAAGAGGAAGGCTGACAAACTGAGTAAAGAACAGAATTTATTACTGATCCCGAGCGAAGCTGCAGAGCTCCATCTGAACGGGGACTTTCACATCCATGATCTTGAGTATTTCGGTACGCGGCCGTTTTGCCAAGACTGGGATCTTCGGTATTTCCTGTACTACGGGCTCATGCCGGATGGTATAGGGAAACAGTCAAGTATAGCTGGACCTGCTAAAAAAGCAGAAGTTGCTTTCCTTCATGCAGTAAAAGCAATGGGGTCTGCACAGACAAACTTCGCAGGCGGGCAGGGGTTTTATAACTTCCTTACGTTTATGGCTCCCTATTTGGTGGGGAAGAGTGAGGAAGAAATTGAGCAGCTTATGCAGATGTTCGTTTACGAAATGATGCAAATGATGTGTGCAAGAGGCGGTCAGACCGTTTTCAGTTCAGTTCAGCTTTCGCCAGGCGTTCCAAAGTTATGGAAAAATATACCGGTCGTTGCAAAAGGGCACATTTACGATGGTGACAATTACCACGTTGAATGTACATACGGGAAGCTTGAAAGGGAAGTGAGACTTGCATTTAAGGCACTAATGAATGTTATGGTAAAAGGGGATTACGAAGGAAAACCATTCTTTTTCCCGAAACCCGAAATAAGCATAGAGCCGGATTTCATGCAGGAAGACGAACTATTTAACGCGCTTAATCCAGACGTGCCAACGTATAAAGAACTTTATGGTATGGCGTTTGAGCTTGCCGCTAAGTTTGGGACTCCGTACTTTGATAATCAGCTTCCGGCCTATCGTGGGGCGGGGGACGGGATTTCATGCTATCAGTGTTGCGCGTATCAGTTCTCGTCTACACCCGGGAAAGACAAAGATTTCGAGGATAAATTATATTTCCGGAATGGAAAGCATTTCTCCATGGGGTCATGGATGGTAATGAGCTTAAACTGCCCACGTGCCGCATACAAAGCAGAACACGACGACGCAAAACTATTCAAAGAATTAAAATCTCTAATGTGTAGTGCAATTACGGTATTCAAAACAAAGCGTGAATGGATGGAAAGGCTTATTGCAGCGAATAGAATTCCTTTCGCAAGTCAAAAGCCAAGAGATCCAAACACCGGCGAACTTGGGGAAACAGCAGTCGATTTCGATGCCCTTGTGTACACGATTGGAGTAATTGGAATCAATGAAATGGCCCAGTACCACACAGGAAAGCAGATACACGAATCAGAAGAATCTTACAAGCTTGCAATCAGGGCAATGCTTGAAATGAAAATGTACGCCAAGGAATTGTCGCAAAAATATAACATGGAAATTGCGCTGGCCCGCACTCCTGCAGAAACAACGGCACAGAGGTTTGCAGTGTCAGACCTGATGCACGAAGAGTACAGAGAGAAGGCAATTACAGTGATTAAAGGGGATGTAAACAAAGCACTTGAAAACATCGGAGAAACAAGAGACCTGCCGGTTTACTACACAAACGGAACACACATGCCAGTGAACGCGAATGTTTCAATCGTCGAACGAATCCAGAAGGAACAGATATTCTTCCCCATTGTAGACGGTGGAAACATTATGCATATCTGGATGGGGGAGAAATCACCTAATCCAGTGGGGTTAATGGACTTTGCAATGAATTTGTGCAGAAACACAAACGTTGGGTATTTCGCGTTTACCAGGGACATGACGGTTTGTTTGGACGAGGGGTATGTAAGCAATGGTCTGCGGGAGATATGCCCTAAGTGTGGGTCCGGAAATATTCAGCATTTGTCTAGGATTACCGGATACCTGCAGAACGTGGAAGGCTGGAACGCGGGGAAGAGGCAGGAATTGAAGGATAGAAAGAGGTATGATATTGCATGAAAGCGTATCATGTTGAAATAAGTTGTAAGTGTGGGAACAAAACATTCACACTTACAAGTTTTGGAAAGAGAATAGACACATTTAGAAATTATAGGGGAAAGTGCGCGTATTGTACAAAATGCGGAAGAAGGCTTAAATTGTCGGTGACTGCATGACAAACTTAACATGTGCAATTTGTGGAGGATTCGCGGGACTCATTTGCCTTGCGCTCCTTAGATTTATTAACTCAAACCTGAACAAATTGGTAGATGAACCAATTTAATTATTTTTTTGAAAAATAGCAACGTCGTATAAGAGCTTAGAACAACGATAACCAAGGGGGCAAAGGAACACAGTGGGAAATAGAGAAAATCGCTTTACGGGCTTCTACGTGGCTTACAGAAGGTGCTACATGGGTAATTCAACAAGGTATACCTGAAAATGGCAATTTCGAGTGTTTGGGTGGAATTTCGATGTATTCAAGGGAAGAAATACTTGAAATTGCCAGGAGAATTAAGCCGATAGTCCAGAATGTAAAGATCAGGACAGTTGAACGAGGGGAAGAAATCATATGAGACAATATAGAACATTAGAAAATAAAGCACTTGTGTGTATGTCAGAAAAGGAGATAGATGATAAACTGAAGAACGGTGTGTGTGCTCCCACAATTACAATACTGCAATGGACACGCGCAAAAACAATAATTGGGCAGTTTGAACTCAACACGTATAGAAAGTTTGTGAATTTCATAATCAAATATGACATAGATTTTGTGTGCCCAATGTGTTTCTTATATGATTGTTGTGACGAGTGTTTAATAAAGAAAGAATCTGGTAAACATTGCTTAGAAAAAAACTCTATGTATAAAAATATTACAAAGTCTAAAACACAAAAAGAATTAATTGAATCAATAAACATATTAATTGAATTCTTAAAAAGATTTGAACAATGGAAAGAGGTATAGTATGACAACCAAAGAAATGCGTTGCATGGGGCAATTCCTAGAAGATAGAGTTTGTGACCTATGCAAACTTTCAAATTTTGACATATGGCGAGAATGCAGGAAGATAAAAAAGAAAAGTGTGATTATATGAACAACTTAACATGCTTGGTTTGTGGGGGGATTGCAGGAATATTCTACCTGACAATTTTACATTTTATTAATAAAAATTTAAACAAAAGAGCTGATGAACCATTATAGAAAAGATAAAATGTAGTCATTCAATAAATGGGATGTGCAATTTCAACGGGATAACTAAATGTTCTGGCAATTACAAAGAATGTATTTACGATAAAAACAGAAAAAACGAAAAATAACAAAAATTCACTTTTTTACAATGTGTTTTTTGCTATCAACCGATAGACTAAACGCATCAAAAAGCATATTATAAGAATAGACGAATAAATTTAATATGTTTCTTGAAAATGTTTTTAAAAAAAGTAAAAATTAAAATTTATTTCTTCTTCTTTCCACCCTTCACGACCCTAGCATTTGCGCCTGGATAATTCTTATTGGTCTTATCTGCGTACATCATCGCCTGTGCTTTGCTTGTGAAGTTCATTTCGGTTCTTATTCGCTTTCCGTGGAATGTTGCGCTTACTTCATATGTTGCCATGTTATCTCCTCGTGTATATTGTATATCAGTTCTTAGCCTTTACATACATTGTATCATCTCATTTTGTGTATTGTTTCGCAAGCGTAGTAAATTTCTTCCGCGTTTCCGAAGCTACCCGGTCCGCGTCTTTCTTCATATTGAAAGTTAAAGACATGCTTGTAACTGTCTCATATTCCCCATTTGGATATGTAACTTGAATGTAGCCCTGCACTCTATATTTACCAGTCGACGGAACTTTATGCACCGTCGTTTTTGTTTCGTATTTGTACCCATTCTTTTTGTTCTTAAAAACTGCCATGTTATCACCATATAAAACTTCTTTGTATAGTAATTGTCCTTGATCGCTTATATAATTAACCATTTGACCAGGCATTTTAAATAAGTTTTCTTTTCACAGTTGAGCTTATATACTTTCGAAACGTTATTAAATCTACACCTAGGTGGAATTTTTTATGATAGCGGGTAAAGCGTGTTTAGCAGATTGAGAACGGGTGGCTTTCTCACCCGTCTTTGCTTTGGGTTTTACCAATCTGCCTGAAACAAGTCCGATTAGTCCGGTTTTCTGTTTCATGCTCACTTCCTCAGATAACTTTCCCTTAATTTTTTAGCGCGGTTTTCATATTTTTCATGGCTTGCTTCATGTCTCCTAGTATCAGCGTTCTTGTACCTTCCTTTGTCCTGATCAGCGCGTATTTTTGCAACCCGCTTTGCACGTCTCTGTATTGCGTCAGTTATCCCGGTATAATCAGAAACAAATTCCTTTCTTTCAGCGTTGCTTCTCAGGTCAAACGCTGCAGGTTTTGTTCCAGTAGGTGCTTTAACTTCTGGCGCACGTTCAGCTATGCTTAGTTTATCACGGCTTACGCGTTTTGTGCTCTTCTTTCCGGCTTCTTTCCCCTTCTCAATATACTTATTAATTACTGCTGGATCTACGCCCTTAAGTATCTGGCTTATCAAACCGCCTTTCATATTGTCGCCAAGAGCTTTTATAGCGTTCACTCTTTTTATCATCTCATTCATTTTCTTCCCTTGGACAATGTCAGTTAATTGTAAGGCATATTGCTTTTCTGCTGATATAGGACGTTCTGTAATTATCACGTCGTGTGGTTTCCTATTCCACCGAGGGTCCCTGTATGCGTCTGTTATATTGCTTACCAGTTTATACTTAACACCGGGGTCAAACCCTGTCCATATCGGACGCTGGAAAGAGCCGTATATATGCTTGGTCTTGACTGCTTCTGTTTTAACTGGTTTAGGTATACTCTTTGTAATTGCCTTCCTCACATCCTTCTGAACTTTCGCCTTCCGCCCAGTTGGTTTTTTTCGCAATTTCAGAGATGAAACAGAAAACCTAGGCTTTTCATATTTTGCATACTTCCCGGTCTTAGTCACCCTTGCAACCTCATCATGTGATAAGTTCCGATTAGTTTTATAGAAAACGTTGTCTACACCGCGCTGAATTATATCAATACTATTCTTAGCAAAGTCCACAACTTCAGCTTTTGTTGTAAGTCTGCTATTAACCTCAACGTCTTTTAATTTATGGAACTGCGGTGGAATTGCCATACACTTTCCCTGCAGATCCCACTTAAATGAAATTGTGTTTGTGTTTGGATGGAAAGTATATTCAATGTCTCTATGTCTTCCTATGAATTTTCCAAACTTCTGTTTACCGTGAACATCAAGATACTTGTTTACAGGAAGCCTATTATTTCCTTTGCGCGCCTTAAGTCCGGTAGGTGCCTTAAGCGCAGAAACAGAAAAAGACGTCTTAACTTTCTTTCCGGACCCCGTCGTATCCTTCCCCTTGAAGTCCAGCTTATGCGGAGCTTCGCGCCACTTCTTAATATCCGTGGTAGTTTTCCCGGTCCGTTTGCGGTCATTCTCGATTGAGTACTTAACCCAATTCCCTTTGCCCTTGTGCATGTATTTCGCGGCTTGGCTTATCTCCCCGTATTTCTTTACTATGGCGTTATAAGCCTGTGCCGCCGTTTGTGTGCGTGTAAGGGAACCCTTAGACGCTTTGCGAGCCATTATAACCCGCCCGCTGTATAGCCCTTTCATAGTGATCACCATTATGATATATGTCATTCAACTGTATTAAATGTTTGCACTTTGTATAAATAATTAACTTAGATAGTTTTATATGCCTGAAGTGTGTTATACTGTGTACAGAAAATTAATTTAGGGGGATAACATGAAAGATTTTACAAAACTTCTATTAACTTTCATAAGCGGTGGAATTGTCCTTGCGGTCATTGCGTTTGCAGCGATGTATCTCACTGTCGCAGTAGACAGATGTTGCAATAACATGCCAGATAAGTACACTGTACACACACTGGATAAACAGTACATCGGAAATGCGACGGATTACAATTTTGCAACACACGAAGAAGAGGTTTTTGATGACGTGCTTATATTCGAGACTACACAACTTCGCAAAAATGAAAAATTCGGTGACTGCATAGACAAAGAAGAACTTGTTGATTTCAACGGCTCGGATTGGGCTGGAACAAAGGACATGTGTCTTTACTTTGCAAATGAACATGAACTCGCAGGACACGTAAAAGAAGGAGACACGATAATCGTAAGATGGGTTTTCGATGAGAATTGCCAGCTGTACGCAGTAAAAGGTGTAATAAACGAGACAGAATTAAAGAAGGGGGATTACTAACATGGTAAAAGCATTTTCAACAAGTGTGTGCCCGAAGTGCAAACGACTTAAAGCATTTCTGGAAAACAAAGGAATCGTCTTCGACAGCTTCAACATGGATACGGCGGAAGGCATGACAGAGTTGTTTATGCTCGGAATTGTCGCGTTAGAAGCTCCGGTTTTGGTGAGTGGCAATAACGCGATGTATTCAGGCGACATGTTCAATGGAACAGAGATACAGGAGGAAAAGATTTTAAACTTCCTGAATTAATCTTTTTTCGGGGGAAATGCAATGGTATGTGAGGAGTGCAATAACGAAATGACACTGATAAACGGAATATCAGACTCTTATTTTTACTGCTTTTGCTGTGGAAACGTGCAGGAAATTCCTGTAATTGCAGCTCAGATAAACGTTTCAGGGGTGGCAATATCAACGACCACATGATACTTCCACATGGAATGAACAGCATAAGGGAAATCAGAGCATACGAGAAAGCCATCGAAAACATCGAGAGTTTTTGCAATTACAAAGACATCAAAGAACTTTTCATGCACTTCTTTAGGTGTTCTGCATTAAAAAGATTCGACTGCTTTGACTTCGTGACCGCTTTCAATATCACAATTCCATATATTGAACAAAAATTAAAAGATCACGATATAAGAACGTTTGAAGACTTTTTTGACAGCGGGTTTAATGACCATTTTGCATTTTATTCCCTGCTCGTGATACTCGACGAGCATGAAAAAATGACGACGCAAACACAAATGGTACTGCTTTTTGACTCAATTATTCACGCACAGCACATCGGCGGTGAAATATTCGAGTGGTTAATATTTCCAGATGACCCAAACACTTTAAGGCAGAAAGTAGAAAATGAACTACACATTTCAAACACTTGAAATTTTATTTTTTTAAACAGATTTTCCAGCATAACTTTATATACTTCTTTTGCGTAGTAGAATATAGAAGTTAAGGGGGAAATAAACAAATGCTATACGGACTGAAATTTATAGGATTCTGCTTTATGATCGTCGTTGGACTTGTACTGCTTTCTTACTGTGCAATTGCCTGAAGGTGAGTAAAATGGACTTCGTTAAAACACGGTTCGTGCCGATTGTATCCTTTGGGATTGCAAAAAACAAGTACTCTGGTCGTGGTACGGTGAAAGAACAGATAATCGCTTTTATAACCTTTATGCGTTTCGCAATAGTAAACGGAAGCTAAAAAAGAAGTTTCGGGATAATTCCCGATTTATCTTGTTTTTGATTTCTGTTTTGTAGTTCGTTTTTTAGGCGTTGCTTTTCTTTTTGTGGTTGGGTTTTTGGTTGCAACTTTTCTTCTTGTCGCCGATGTTTTTCGTTTTGGCGCAGACGGTCCACCGAAGAAGCTTTCCATGTTTCCGAGCGTGTTTTTAATTGTCCGATGCGCTCCACGGTTGGATACATCAGGCACATCATCGGTGATCGGCGTTTTCTTTCGACGCGCATATGGTAGAATCACTTTTTCGCGTGGGGTAACTATCTGTTTTGACACACCATCTTCTTTTGTCTTTGGTATAACATCATTGGCTTGTTTGACATCTGTTTTTGTATCGTTTTTGACATCGGTTTTAATATCCGGTTTGGTGTCATTTTTCGTTCCACTGTGTGGCACTACATGGACCACGGCATCCAATCGTTCTGATACCGCATTCATCGGTTTCACGTCATTATGTATCGCGCCGCGTGTGAATGGCATAGCGTCATCCGAGCGACTGCGATTCGGCACACGAATCATTACCGGCAATTTTATATCCGGATCATTTACTCTGGGTTTTTTCACTGCGCCCTTTGTTTTTAGCTTGTTTGGTTGTTCTTCTGACTTCGTTTTGACTCTGGCCTTCGCTTTCGCGGTCACTTTTTCTTCCTGCGTTGTCCTCCTTCTCTTTGCGTTCACTTTCGCCTTTACTTTTTCGATTTCAACCTTTGGTTTTTGTTCGATCTTCAATTCTGATTTCTGGATCTGTAATAGCTGTTGATCACCTGAACTAGTTGCTTTTGCTGTCCCTCCTGTGTTTTCGTAAGAACCCCTGATTTCTTCATTCCTTTGTTTCGATCGTTCTTTTGCCTTAGAAAAGGAATCTCGTTGTGCGTCATGCCTTTTCGTCGGACTGCGTTTGAATTGTTTTCTATCTGAAATCGATTTCTCAGCATCGTTTACGAGTTTGCTAAGTCTAGCGCGTTCAGACGGTGTTTCGTATAAATTTGTATATTTTTCACTTGATGATTTTTTCGGTTGCCCTTTGTATGGATTTGAACTGCGTTTCGCTTCGTTTTGTATTTTCAACGCTTCTTCCATCTTGTTTACTTCGAGTTTAAGTCTCGCAACTTCGGAGGGCGTTTCGAGTTTCCCAATCGATGCATAACTTTTTTCTTGTGGTCGTTGCCCCGCGTATGGGTTTTTACTTTTCTTGGCTTTCCGCACTGCGTCGATTTCATCTACTGCTTTCTCTGCGGCAATCTGTAATCTATTTTGTTCAGCTTTTGACCCAAGTTTCTCTAAATTTATTTTAGTTTGTTTACTAACTTCCGTTTTCTGTCCTTTCCACGGATTGCCACTTTTCTTGGCTTGTGAAGATACCTCAATTTCGCTTTGCAGCTTTTTGAGTTTTGCTGCGTCCGGCAAATCAATGTCTACCTTCGTGTCGGACGGCTTTTGACCAGCCCACGGGTTTTTACTTTTCTTAGCTTTGTTTGTTACGCCGATTTCAGATTCTATTTTTCTCACTGCCCCAAATAATCTTTCCCTTTCCGATTTATATGTATCAATATTTTTATCTATAATATCGGATCTTTGTTTAGATACAACTTCCTTTTTAAACTCATATATACGACTTGACTTCGGTATGTGCTGCGATTCTTCAATCGTCTTTGCTACCTCGCCAAGATCAATTTCAACTTGTTTTATGTTGTTCGTGATATCATAGAATTCATTTTCGGGCGTGTTCATATCATTGAGTGGCTTTTTATTTCTCCTAGCATCGGCTTCCTTGTTGAATTCCCGCATTGACTCTTTGAATGCATCGTATCTGCCAGGTTCAACCCCTGCCCCGTATTTCTTCATCGCCTTTTGTTTTGCAATGTCTTTCATTGTCAATTTCGATGACATTTGTTTTGCCCTGCGATACCCCTTAACATCTGTTATGTCACTTGGCAACACGTCATTTTCTTTTGTCTTTCTGGCATCTCTCAGGATCTCTTTGGCCTTCGCGTGTTCAATTTCTCTGGCTTTCTTGAGCGATTCCCTTGACCTTCTAATTTTAGTCGCTGAAATTTGCTTATGCTCGGATTTTCGAACGTTCTTGTACTTGCCCTCTTCCATCAAACTGTCTGCAAACTTCTTCATTTCGCGAAGTTCAGCAAGCCTCTTATCGAATTCCAACACGTCATCGAACTCTTTAACTTTTAGATTTTCAAGTTCTGCGTCGAATTCCTTGTCTGCAAGTGTTCTTTTCTCTGCTGTTGACTGTGCTTTTCTGTACGCGGAAACTTCGCTGTCAATATCTTTCAGTAATGCATACTCATCGACTTTTGGGTCTTTGACTATGTTTTTCGTTGGAATTGCCTTCTTCACTTTCGATACCGCGCTTTTAACATACTTGTTCGATTCCACAGATTTTCCAGCTTTAGATATTCCAGTTTTTACCTTTTGCACTGGGCGCTTTATCTTCCAGTCACGCTCGATTTTTTTACGTCGCCCTGCTTTTTCCTTTACGATTTGTGTTCTTGTTTTTCCCTGGTTCATTGCGTCAATTTCAAGTTTCTCTGATAGCTTTATTCCGTCAAGCGCTTCCTGCAGATTGGATTCAGTGAATTGTTTTTCTGCAACGTTTTTGTATTTACCTTCCGCCATGTAATTGTCTGAAAACGTTTTCATCTCTTTCAGTTCTGCAAGAGCTTTGTCGAATTCAGCATCCGATTTTAATTCACGTAATTTTCGATCAAACAATTGCGTTTTCTTTGATTCCAGTACTTCGTCAAATATCCTGTCGTTTTGTGTTCCCGATTGCAATTTCTTATTGTAATCACCGAGTGCATCATCAAGATTTTTCTTGAAAGTGAATTCGTCGAACTCCACCTGCCTTTCCCTTTTTGTAAAACGCTCGTTAAGTTTTTTAACCGCTTTATCAACCGGGTGTTTAACCTTTTCAATTGCTCTTTTTGTCCGAATTTCTCTGTTTCTTTTCGTGTGGAGTGCTTTGTTTTCCTTTATCTTTGCGGACCGCTTTGCTGCGACGGTTGTGCCCTCGTTCAGCGCTTGCAACTCCGACAATTCGGATTTAGTGAGTCGGGCCAATACATTTTCTGCTGCGCTTTCAGTAATGCCGGAATTTACATATTTGCCTTCTACCATGTAATTGTCTGCGAAACTCTTCATGTCTCGGAGTTTTGTCAATTCCGCATCGAACCCCTTCATGCTGGCAATCTCTTTGACATTGCTATAATTCTCTTTTCCGAGCGATTCTACTGCCCTCCCTTTTTTCGTTGAATTCTCTGAAGCGCGTATAACTCGCTTAAGCCCACGGATTTCGGCTCGGTTTTCCGGACTCGACTTTTCGAGTCTCGCGAGTTTCTTTTTTAGTTTAGGTATGTTTCTCTCAGAAACTGTGTTTTCCGTTTTGATGTTTGTAAGATCATTCGGTCTGCCTTTTGCAAAATTCGTAATGTCAAAATTCCCGGCATCATCCAGCGGTTTAGCCGATTTCACGTAATTCGATACAGCGGATTTGGTTTTCCCGACACCGTCAATCGTTTTGACTTTTGCTTTTCCGGCGACTTTTCCTACCCCATCCATCACAACGAGTTCAGTCGCAAATCGAATCGGATCATCTTCAAATGACTGGACTACGATACCAGCACCGACTGGAATTGACGGAAGAAACGATGACCCGCCCGGCGCGTTCTCGTTTTTCTGTGTCCATCGTTCAATGCCATACGCTACTTCGCCAGCCGCGTTCCCGACGTCAGTAACGCTATACAGCCCCTGCACAACCGACCCAACGACCGGTATATTTTCAGTTGCCTTCGTTGCTTCAACCGCATAAGTTTTCTTTTTCAACCACGTTGAGAGGCCCTTTCCTGACCGGTCTATCTCTTTCGCGATGTTGGAGTGCCTAAATTCTTTATTCGTGCTGAACCTATCCACTGCTGCGCGCTGTTTGTCAGTGAGTTCCTTCCCTGCAGCAATTGACTTACCTGCGCCATAGAGATTTTTTGCATACGACACAAGGCTCTGTTTATTTGCGTTGGTGTTGCCAAACTTCTTTACCTGGTTTACGATGCTTTGTGTTTGCCTTACACGCTCCCCTGTTTGCGCGATTGTCACATTTCCCGCGCGGTCCCGCGAAAAGAAATTAGTCGTCTGCTTTTTTGCAGCTTCAAGTTTGCTCGCTTGCTCCACTGCGGCGTTTCGTTTCGTTTCCTGTTCCCTCACATACCGGGACCCCGTAGAATCCCCTACGATCTGCCCGCTTGCATTCCTCGAAGCAGTGTGTTTCGCGGCGTATCCACTAGCGGCCTCTGATACACTTACATGAGTTTTCCCGCTACTATCTACATACGCCATGAGCTCACCTTTTTGATACGCTTATTCTTGCAGAAGGCGCATTTTCTTTTATGAGTTTCACTGCTTTTGCCTTCGTTGCGGCATCTTTAGCAGAATATTTCAGTAAACCGGTAAAACCATATCCACTGCCCCGCTTTGTAATTGCACCAAGTGTAGCATTGCTCACTTTTATTCTTTTCTTTGCAATTGCGGCGTCGCGTTTCGTTCTGAACGGACCATAATTAAACCGAACGGTAATCAGATACATTTTCTATAACCTCCAAAAAACGTTTATACTATAATAATATTAGGCAGTTAAACTATAAGTAACTTTTTACAAAAAAGAAAAAGAAGAAGTTAGAACTGACCAAGTGCCATTTCAACATCTTCTGTGAAATCCGGTTCGTCGTCATTATCCATTGTAAAGAATGTATTTTCCCTCTGCTGAATAATCGGGAAGAACATGTATAACAACGATGTCAACCACGCTGGCAGCATGAGAATGTAATACATCAATTTGATGTAAAAGTGTCTATCACTTGACATTTCCCACGCTTCACCCACGTTGACTATCGTTGTTGCGTCCATTGTGCTGGTTATCGCATCCATGGCAATTCCAAGTCCATATACGAGGAACGTTGATGATATAATCCCAATTATCATCAAGAAAAGATACTCAAGATACAACTGTGCCGGAATCTCAGACCCCTTCGACCGTTCAAATGCATACAGAATCAGCCCAACCACCACAAAAAACGGTGACGCTTTCCACATATCAAACGCCATATCAAGCGCGTCCTTTGTGTCTTGGGATATCATACCATCTGCAACAAAATCGTTAAACCCCTGTATAGGGATATTGAACGAATACGAAAATATCACATACATTAAACCAAAAACGAAAAACGCAGTTCCAAGCGTTAGAATCAGCATGGAACCCGCTGTTTCGTTGGACTTAAAATCTTTCATGTGTTACCAACTCCTTTAATTTCTGTCCCGTCCGAGCATGTATAGGTTCACCGCGAATGACAATATTATCATCAGTGTGATAAATGTCTTGTACTGTTCAGGTATGAACCCGATAATTATACAACCAATTATCATGCTCACGACCACTGGAATTGTCATAAACTCCTGCCTCTTCCACATTAACCCGAATGGTAACAGGAAGAGAATTATATATACAGATTTTCCCATAAGCTCTTCAAACGGATTCATGCTATTTCCAAGAAGCCCCTCCCAATCACCGTTTTCAAGGTTTTCAGCCAAATTAACATATTCGGTTTCGCTGAACTGTCCCAACGTTGTGTTTGCAAGTGTGCGCGGGACGGTTCCCCGCATATACAACATGTCAGAACCACCGCTCGCGCTTTCAACGAACACCGATACGTTGTAATATTCACCCTCTTCTGGCATTGTATATACATAATAACTGTTTGGTGTAGTACTTTCTACCCCGTTTAAAAAGAAGTGGGCGGTAGTAAACACCTCGCTTGATGTAAATGAGAAATTACACGACTGTTCAGCTAATACCGTTCTGTCGTTTGCTGTGAGTGTAGGAGCTCCATGAGCAATCCCAGCGAATAACAGCAAAGCAATTATGCAAATTATTTTTTTCATCAGTCCATCCCCTTTGTGCTTCTTCCGGATAAGAACTGTATCACTCCCCATATTACGGTGAGGTTTGCAATTACCTGGACTGCCAGCGCAAAACTCGCGTTAACTCCAAGGTCCGTAAGATAATTATACGGGATTACAAGCACGCCCAGCACCGTGGCAAACAACCCAATCGTTTTAAAGACCATCGCCCACCCGTCGAAATTGCTTCGTAGGTCATCCTCCGCACGCGTCCCGTCTATCTCCGTGACACCACTTGAAAACTCACTATCAATTTCATCGACGGTATAAACTTGAACGGGGTTAAAGATCCCCGATTCGTTAACAACCACACCAGCCAAACTGAACGCAATTACAAAAAATGCAAGTTTTTGAGCATTCAATTTAAATTCCTCCTTCGTCCCGTTTCTTGTTTATCATACTTAGGACCGCGTAAACCGTCGCAAGTCCCAAACCAACCCCTATCACAGTATTTGTAGCACTTCCCAGCTTCTCGAATATATCCAAGTAATAGAACCACCATCCAAGCCCGCATATCAAGACTGCCCCCATATGCGCATCTGCTTTTCCCCATTGCATCGCAACGACGAAAAACACCAACACAACAAGCGCAATTATCATATTGCCCTTGAATGGTAAAGCACTACCTGGGAAATTTATACCATAATACTTTTCAACATCTCCGAAACTGTCATGGTCAACCACCACTTTTATTACATAATCTTCGCCAACGTAATCCTGCACAGTAAACGTGTACGTCATGTTTCCAGTGCCAACGTTGCTCGTTTCCATCACATTCAACGTATTATTATTTTCGTAAGTTTGTCCCAATACAAAGTATACCGAATTAGTACCAGTCCCGGTATCACTGTACATCGTTGTAATTGTCGCATGTGACGAGTTGACTTCGTTCTTTGTTATTGTTATGTTACAGGTCTCGTAAAATTGCGAGGTCGGCAATAACGAAGTTCCGGTTGCATCCAGTATTATGTAATAACTGTTTTCAGTTGGTGTTATGTAATCCGTCTGGTTTACGCCACCGTATACCGTATTTACAGCGTATCGGGTGCTCGTGGTCATCTCAAAGCCACACGCGCCATCAGTGCCGGTCATCTGCGTCGTCGTGGTTGCGTTCGTCCCCGAAATTGTCACGTTGGCACCCGAATACCGCTCAAATAAATATTTATCAGTCACCACAAATCTTACATAATGCGGAGAGTAATAAATGCCCGAACCACCCGAAGCAACTGGGTCCATATACAAATCTTTCCTTGTTGTTGCACCTGCTGTAGTGGAGACAGTGAAGCTGACCCCTTGTGTATAACCTGATTTCGCTGCTGAGACTGTATACTGTTCGTTAAGTTCCATTCCGTTTGTTAAATAGTAGAACCCATTTTCATCTGTATACACATACTGTGTGGAGTTTGGTCCTACAATTGTAACTGTTGCAGACTGTATTGCAGCTTGTGTACTTACGTCTTTCACGTACCCGTAAACGCCAGGGACGGTGAGGTCAGGTGAAAAGCTAAATATGTGAGTTGCAAGATTTGTCCAATCAGTAATTTCATATGACCATGTAGGCGTGTTTACTATTGATCCACCAGACCCCCCCGTAAGTGTTTCAGCTTCAAACGCTGCATTTGTGCACGTTTCTGTGGTTGTTATGCTGTTTGCCAATGTCCCTATACTGTCTGATACTATGTGTACTGACGTTACAGGTGCGCTTTCTGGACTTACTTGAGATGCTCCTACGCTGAGAGTTGGTTCAGTTGCAGCATATTTTCGTACAGCTATCCAATCAACTAATACATTTGATTTATATGCTCCACAATACGCGCTTAATTGACTTGTTAATACGTTAGTTGTATGATTAGAACCTACATAAGAGCCATCAATTTTAAATTTATTAGTGGTACCCCCATCTCTTAACAACTCCCATTTGTGATAACCGCTATACCCTGAACCTATAGCAGAGTATGTTTTAACTTCGAATGATTGTCTTGATAAAGTATTGTATTCACCTGTTGTAGGCCAATCATATCTAAATAAAACTCCATTTCCTGTACTCCCTGATGAAAACCCAATACTGCATGTTTCACCGTAGCCTATAGATGACCGGCTCATTAAAACGTAATTTACACCGTATGTATTTATAGAACATAAATAGCTATATTCACTTGTGCCTGTTATAGTGGCTATCCCATCAGAAACGCTTACCGTACCGTAAGAGTTCCATATTGATGAATTTATAACACCGCTATTAAAATCATCTCCGAAGTCCATTACATCAGATATTGAACTTTCGCTTACTGTTTCCCCTTCGATACCCCATCTACAGGAAATATCTGATCCCGTAGAAATCGGAATCCAGACCACCGCAGAAGTTGAATCCGTTTTTGACTCTATCCAGTACGGTATACTCACTCCATTGTCAAAGAATCTTATGTTACTGAAATCCGTACTCATTCCAGTTTCAAATGGAATAGTGACTTTCGCCTGATAGTCTGCAATCCCTGGATTATTGGTGATTTCAATATCCGAGTAGTAGTATGCAGAACTTGCAGGAGTTTCAACAACTGATGATGATACTGCACTAAGCCCGGCTGTGTTTATTGCAGTTGTTAGATTCTCAGCAGTTTGACTGATATTCCCTATATTTACCTGAATATTCCCTCCTGTCACTCCTCCCATAGACTCAAACTCATATACATCTGAGCCTATAGTTACCGTTTCTTCGTCTGTTACATTATCCGCAAATACTAAATCTCCACTTGCATGAGTACCTGCAAGACTTTCACCATCAAGGGTCACAACATAATTATTACTCAGTCCTCCAAAGGTAAACGGTGTAGAGTTTATTAAGCTGTTTCCGTAAACTGCATTAAGAGTCGCCGTGAAGGAGTAAGGTGTTCCTTGTAGTGTGTACCTTACAGGATATATGCCAGAGGCATTATCTGGATATAGGTATACCGACCCACCACTTGATATAATCCCTCCGTTATTGTCTGCATCTCTGATTTCCGTACCTACGTTACTTCCGGCTGAGAATAATACTTCAGGGAGTCCTATAGGTGCTGCTAAGTTGTCGTAGTAGATGTAGGTGTCTGCAAGAATTACATCATCTCTAGTCATCTCTAATAAATATAGTCCGTAATTTTCTTCAAGTGTTGATGTTCTGTTTAGCTCAAAGTACCCAAACTCAGCAGTACTAGCGACATCATCAGTAGGTATTATCCACTCGTCTACATTCCCTACCGTAGTTGGTGTGATTGCATACAGTGTAATTTTTTGTGCAGCTTCAGTTGATCGCATCAGTTTGCTTGACCATGTGAACGTGATCTTTTCATCTACTTCAGAGAATGTTTTCTTTGTGCCTATTATTGAGGAATCTGACATATCATCAAAATATAAGTTCATTGACGTGGCACTATAATCGCCAACGTTTGTAGTTATTTTTCCACCAATACAGAAATACACATCACCTTCATAGTTGGGTATACCTGCTACAGTTGATGCTACTAGCACACCATCAACGTAAGTGTTATAGTATGAACCTGATTGAATTATCTCTACCTTAGACCCACCTGCAGCTACTGCATAGTTTGTTGAACTTATTGCTATGTCGGCTACTATAGTGCCATCAGTTCCAAGTACTCTTACATACAAATATTCTGTTGATGCGGGGTCACTGTAGTATCCTCCGTAAGACTCTGCAAGTACATTGAATGAATAGTACGATGGGGATACAGCCTCATTTGGTTTAATCAGACATGTATGTGAAAATGGGTACCCACCATATTTTGCTGACGACATCGAGAGCTTTAATGCGGTGTTCCATGTTAGCCCCCTTGGGTCTTGCACAGGCGCAAACGAGTAGGATTTAGGTCCAACACTCCCCTCGGTGTACTCAAGCGGTGTATACAAATCAGTGTACCCCGTGTCATATCTCTCAACTGAGTCTTCAAACGCAGATACAGTGCTTACATATGGTGACACTAACAACATCATGCCGATGAGTATCACCAACACTAAAGATTTTTTCATATTCAAAGCCTCCTGAACTTCAGACCATCCTTGCACTCTGACCAAATTATTTCTGTTCCTTCTCTAATCTTATGCTTCCTGATCAAACTCTTTGGAATTGTCACAAGATACGTTCCGTTACCGTTTGTAAAAACCTTTGGCAAAAAATCACCTCATTAAATAATATGAAATAACAATATCACTATGTATATTGTTTTATAAGGATAAATAGTTATCTACTGTAGAAAAGAATTTAATTAAAAAAGTAAGAAAAGAAAAAAGCAATTTATTTGATTTTTCTGTAATTCACCGCACCACGGTGAGCTTCTTAGCTGAAAAGTTCAGTTTATATACACTAGAACACGTTGAACTTGTCGAAAACGCCTTTGCCTGTTTAGCGGCATACGGCGTTATCCATCCAACATGACCGAATGTAGCGTTTGCCAGTTTTATGAGCATGTCCACGCTATCGGGCTTAAACTTATAAGCCTGCTTGATTATCTGCGGTACCATGTCTACGTCGCTAGATACATAAAAATACTTATCACCTGACTGTATAACTCCTCTTGATACGATATTACGCACTCTCCAATATTTTTTATTATATAGTTATCGTACGTCATCTGATATAAACATATCTAAATTAAATGAACAAGTTAATAAAACCCATCTTTGCTTTCCTCTTAGCATCTGATTTAGTCGTTCTTATCTTATCCTTTACCCTCGCTTTCAATGGTGCCTCATTCGCCTTTATCATCTTTGTTTTCGTTTCTGTCTTTTTCTGCACTATGCTTGTTGAGATCTTGCGCGCTTTGCAGATTGCAATTACTTCGCTATAATCAATGTTCTTAGCCATCTTATTTACTATGTTCGTTTTCTTCTGCATCGGAAGCCATTTGTCTTTATTGCCATCGTAATAAGTTAGCTTAATCTTCCTGCTCTTTGCAATTGCCCTGAGAGTATGTATACCCATTTTATTAAGTAACTGGACTTTCGCGGCTTTCTCTGCTTTAGCCGTTTTCACGTCATTAACAAAATTACCGAACATACCCACTGTAAAACCTCCTAATACTATATTAGGTGCTACAGATAGAAATAATTTACTGTATACAGTCAGAAAAGGAGAATAAAAAAAGAAGATAACGAGCTATGTTATATATCATCACCAATATATTTCATAACTCGTTACAATTCCCATTGGTTCGTATGTGTACCCACTCGATTTAATAGGTTTTGGTATGTATTGTTTTCCTTCTTTGATGTTTACCGTGGTGTCACATGACCCACCGCCATTACCGTTTGTACAGTCAACGAATAACAATCCTCTGTCAGTTGTATTGAATACATTGCATGCATGATTTATTCCCTCGATTATAACTATTCCACAATTTATTCCGTGAACTTCCGCATTATGTTGAACTGTTTCCGCAAAGTCACCGCATTGGTAGTTCGATGAATAAGCGTTCTTATCTGTCTTGTCCATTTTTATGAAAGCAATAACTTCGTCATATGAAACGTCGGTGGCGTTCTTGCACTCGAGTAGTTTAATTTCGTGTCCATCTGCTCCAACGAGAGTTGCCCCATACGTTGTTATTCCTTTCTCATATTCATCTCCGAGCATGAAATTTTCTTCGGCGTATCCATAAGCCATAAAACACATTATGAAAATGCCAGTTAAAACAATTTGACCATTCCCCATATATTTCCCCTAGACCTTCGAAATTTTATTTCTGTAAACAGTTAATCCCTACTTTACAGAACGTATCTATATTATTTAAACATTTCCAAAAAACAGAATAAAAAAGGTTTAATCAAGAAATTAACGTTAAAAATCTGTTCACGCTGTTAACTTCCAAAATTTCCCAAACCGCATTTATGCTAAATATTCAATAACTCACGTGTCACCCGACAGACAAGAATTCATTAGTCAAATTGAATTTATGCAATATACTATTCACTTTATCCTTTCCACATTTTTGACCACATTTCGTACTCAGTTCCTTTGATATATCCCTTATTGACATATCAGGATTATTCATTTTCATCATACAAACCATTTGTTCTAAAGGTGTCTGGTTTTTGTCTTTGTCTGTCTGATTTTTCTTAGCGTTCTTTTGCTCAATGTTCTCAATGAATTCGTCTATAGAATTTGTTCTCATTTCCTCTTCTATACTGTGCCGCTTATCCTCGTATTCGTCCCTTAACCACTTCGGAGCTAACCCGAAATAAGCATAATTGTAAACAACGCCTTTGTGTCTGACATAAGGAAATATATTTTTTCCATCGTCCTTGTTATACATTTTTCTTACAGTGGATAATCTACCAAGCGTTATTCCCCTCGAAAACCATTTCTGAGCCATGACGATCTTATAATGAAGCAAGTTCCTGGCAATTTTGTCAACGAAGCCGCGATCCGGAACAGTCATAATTAATAAATTTTCTTTTGTTCGGAATGTCTGCAGGATCTTTGTCATTACTTCGTTAATGTCACTCTGCCAGTTCCTTGCACTCAAACCCTCAGCACCAACGTCGTCCAAAATGTATATCCCGTGCTGTTTTATGCCCTTCGCTATCCTGATTACCTCTTCTCCGGTAAGAATGGCTATGTTATCGATGGTAAAGTAATCTTCTGGATTGCCACCGAGTCGTTCGGCCATGAGCAACGAAACGTTGTAGGACAATTCCAGAGCGGCATTGCTCTTGCCATCCCCGGTTTTCCCCTCGATTAATAACATAACGTGTTGGTTATGCCCTGAACAGATTTTATCACAGACAATTTCAGCGAATGACAGTATCTTGTTGTCTTTATCAGATTTCAGAGAACTCATTCTCTATTTCCTCCGACACATTTTCTTTCTTTTTTGGTTTCCCGTCTTTTCCATAGAACTTCTCTTCGAGTTCTTTCTTTTTATCAGGCGGTAACATCGGCATTACATACTGTCGTTCTACAATTGCAAGGAAGTCGTCACAAAGCGACATAACTTCTCCTATCATGTCAGTATTAACGTCTAACACCGCGTCGTTGTATTCGTCTACGTCTATCTGCCCTTTGTTCTTCTGTCTCTTAAGCTCTGTAATTGCGTCTTTACGCATTTCTTTAAGCCGTACCCTCTCGTCTGGATTCGGGATAAAATTTATAATAAGCTTAGTAAGAAACTCAACTTTCTTTTGTATCGACTCCGGTGCAATTTCTGCACTCCCGCACACATCGGCACATTTGTAAAAAGATTGAAATAGTAAATTTGTATATTGGATCTTTGGCGCGACTTTTGCCGCAGGAGTTTGAAGGTTAAACGTCGAATCGCCTTCGCTCAATTCGTCACCTCACAGTATTTTTGCGTTTGCAAGTACCTCAGAAAACTCATCATATAATTTTAATGCCTCGACACTATCCGAAACTATTTTTTTATTCGTGCAGCTTTTCTTCTTCCAACCCCCAATTTTCTTAATTACAACATGATTTTTAATTTCTTTATTCAGTCTCACAAGATAATAGAGCTCCATCATACACATTCTGAATTCCTTGTATGATTCTCGCAAATCCGCCAACTGCTTATAGTTTATTTCTGTCATCATCTCCGTGCATAGCTGGCATAGGCACAAGTTTAGCTCAGTTGCCCTTAAAATTTGTGGGGTGTTGGCCGTTGCGATTGTATCACCCACTTAACCACCTCATGCGCCTTTATTCATTACCATGTAGTAGACCAATGGAACCATTAAGATGATAAGCCCGACAACGACCTTCATCCAATGCTTGTCCATCCAGTCTACCTGCTCCTTTCTGTCTCCGAGCTCCTGCAACGTAAGAACGTTCTGAACCATGTTGCCAGTTGCCCCGACTGTACAGAGCTCAGCCGCTTCGGTGAGATAAAGAGGTTCACACTTAATCGGGACACATTCGATTTCTTTCCTGAATGAAATGATTTCTTCCATTAACCGTTTCGCAGCAAATTCAATTTCATCGTCACCTACTTCCACTGCCTTACCCTTCCAGTTCGTCCTCATCCTCTTCTCCCTCCTCTTCTTCCTCAAGCTCCTCTTCGGGTTCGTCCTCTGAAAATTCATCTTCTTCATATTCTTCCTCTGGTTCTGTCAGAAGAATTTCAGGTATTTCATCCCCGAATTTGAGATTGCTTTCAATTACAGTTTTACAATCTTCGTATAACGTTTCTGTTCCATTGAACAGAAGGGCAAGCACCGTGATTTCGTTCGGTATCCAATTTAACTTTTCATTCTCCCTTATTTTCTTTGCCGTCTGGACAATTGCCGCACTTTCGGTGAATCCAAACGGGAAGAAGTGAGGCAATGGATAATACAACATCTCAGATCCAAACAATTTTGACCTGGCAGATGGTTTCGCGAGATCAGGATTTACCAGCGTGTAATTGTTGTGGTTCAACAGCCCCTTGTTTTTTACATTCTGCTCACATATGAAAGGTGTTTGTTTCCCTGCTCTATCCACTACTACACCAATTGGACGGTTGCCCGCTTCTTCGAGAATCACTGACAACCTTGAATATTTTTTTAATCGATCAAGTTTCATGTATAGCCACGCGGCGACTGCGGAACTTATGACAGTCACCCCGAACAATATCATATCAATCCACGAAAACGCGGAACTTGCTGGAACTACAGACATTTTATTTCCCTCCAAACTTTAAGAATCCCCACCTCGATCTTTGTTCTCTAACGCTCTGCTGCGACGGTCTTAATATCTCCTGTTGCGTCACGCTTCGAGTGCCAATTTCATTGTTAATCAATCTTTCTCTTTTATCGCCGTAAGTTCTTGAGATAAAAGCAGTGTAAACATCAAGAATATATTTCTCCATCCCTGCGATATCACACACAAGCAAATCGCTCTTAGACGCATTACAGCACCGCGCGAGCTCTATGTTCCTCTGTGCGAATATTTCTCTTTTTGAAAGTCTGTCTTCCTTTGAGAACCGCCCCATCACCCTCGGGTTATTATTGGCGAGCACCTGTTCCTCTGTGAACAAAGCATAAATGCAATGATACAACGCACTTTTGTACCGAGCAGTTAACGGCAACGCCTTGACATAGTTTATGACATCTTCCCGGTACGGGCTCCGTTTCAATGTATTCGCATACTTTAAACTTTCGTCCGAGAAAGACGGTCTTTCAAGGTTTGACGCACCGAGTCCAGCAAAGTCCACATCGTCGTCGTATTCGTATTGGTTTTCGTCTTCTTCGTAATTGTCATCCACGGTCACAACCTCCGCAATAACAAGCCGTGTGGCGACTCTTCCCAGACAACTTTGGTATCTTGGTAATATCCATGCTTATCCGCAAGATCCTTTGGAATTGTCACGGTCCGACTTCCTGTTTTATTTTCGTGTACATGCACGCGCACTCCCTCGTATTTAATAGTATGTTATCGTATATTTCTTTGCGTATGTCAGTTCGCTCCAAGAAAATATTTTAAAAAAAGGAGAGAAAAACAGAGGTTTGGGGGAACTCGCCCCCGAGTTCAAAAAAGATTATTCGCTTCCGCCCTGCCTCTTGAGTTTGAACAGCGCACCGATTGCAACACCGATAAACACCACTATGATGACAACTTTCATCAGAGTGGCCCCACTTGTCCACACATCTGCACCGGTTGGTGCATTCGCGAAGTCGCCGGTCTGGTTGATCGGTAAAGCAGTCGAAACTTCCTGACCCATACCGGGCGCGAGATAGAAAATCACGACGACGATGAGGAGCCCAACGGCGAGTCCAATTACTCTCTGCATATCATCTGCCATAAAACCACTACTCCTTTTATCATTTTGTTTACACGTTAGCTAATCGTTTTGTTTAGTTTAGAGCCATAGCTAACTGGGATGTATTCCTAATACTATATTGGTTTTCTTAGTATTTATAACTTTGCACTCAGTGACTACTCCCATCACTGAAGTGACGGGGATTAGCCCTTACTTGCTCTAAAAAGCGTTTGGGGTACACAGCGTACCCCTATTTTTTTCTCTTCCATTTTTTAATAACGTCTGCGTCCGCCACGCTGCCTCAAAAACATTAATGCAAAAACCAACGCGACGACCCCGAGAATCATTGCAACTGGACTCATTAGACCAAGCGTGGCGTTCTGGACACGAACATTAGAAGCATGCGAGTCCTCATATCCAGTGCCGGTTACGTTTATCTGGTCGTCGTTCTCGGCCAGAATCGACGTCGTGTAACCCACGAATATCGAGAGGACGGCGATCAGCGCAATTATAGGAATTATCTGTTTCGTGCTCATTTTAGGTTCTCCTTTTCAATTTTCTTCTTCATTCGATCATTCCAAAGCAGACCAAAATTTTCCTCAAGTTCACCTGGGCATTCCATTTTATATACATTGTAGCTGTCGTAGCAGTACCAACCTATGTAAAGTGCCGCGACAAGGACGCACGCGAACTGTAATAGCGGATCAATGTCTGACATTTTTGCTACAATTACAGAGAATACACATAGCAAAAACGTCCAAGACTTCCAATTCAAAGCAATCAATCTAACACCTCCTCGACTCTAGTCTCTTTAATGAACTGATACACCTGCAGTAATGTCAATACCACAAAAACTATTGCAAGCAATTCGAACACTCCACTCGCGGCACTGTTCCGTATCGTTTCCGTGTGTGTGACAATTTCAGATCCCACCACCAGATTTTCAGTTTTTGTCAGCGTTCCGTCAACGAAGACATTCGAAATTTTGAACGATAACAAACTCGAAATTGCCATGCTTACCACAGAGCAAGCGTTTACCGGCCCTATGTACGTCATCGCCGTAGACACGACGAAAAACAACGCCATAAGTGCTATCATCGCGTATAGCAGCCATATTTCAGTTGTCAACATTTCATTATCACCTGATATTATATACGTTCTTAAAGTATTTAATTTAAACTGTCTTCAAGCGAATTTCTTATATTCAAAAGTTGTGCTTTCTGCTCATCGGTGAGCGTTATCCTCGTAATTGCCACGTCAATTGCACATATAAATACCCGCTTTGCGTTGTTCTCATTCGTCGTTTTCTTTACAACGATGCTTTCAGTTGCCGCAACTTCTTTACTTTCTTCTACAATTTGTATGTTTTTTATTACGTCAATACACTGTTCATATTTTTTACCGGTTGCGTCCTTATACTCAATTCTCGCAATAATCGAAGCGTTTTCGAGTGGAGTATATTTTATCGTTGCCTTTGACTTTGCCCCAACTGCGCAAGTGCCGATTTTAATACCCTTCAGTTTCCCGTTTAGTGTTAGGTTTTCACATTCAAGTTTTATCGAAACGTCACTTGCCGTCTTCTCTTTGCACTCGAAAACAACTGATGTGATGTGAGTATACGAAACGGAATTGCTTTTCTTTGTTTCGGTTTCAGTCCGGAACACTGGGCGCAACCGCATATAAACAGCTACATTTATTTTTTTGTTTTTGTAATTCACGAACGTAATCTTGCAATTGCCGTCCCCGAACAGATACGAATTTCCTGCAGCAACAATCGCAATTTCTTTTTTTCCAGAAGTCGATACAATTTCAAATAGCGCGGTTTTGTCAGTCGTGCTAAAGTCTACAAGTTTTATCGTATAGTCGCCGCATGAAAGCGCGTTTCCCGTCCTCATGTTCACGTTTCCAGAAACATGTTTCCAGTCACTCACCGCGTAAGCCGGATGTGACAATAACAAAGCCATTGCAAACATACACAATATTTTATTTACCATTACCCACCTCATATAACGCTCATTATCCAGTTAACGTTATTCACGCACAACAAGAACCCAGCTACCGCAGGAATACCGGCATACACCTTAAACCACCCTGCGGTACTTCCTTTGTACAGAGCATACAAAACAACAAGCACCGTACACTTCGACAATATGAAAATAATCGGTTGACTTACAAGAAACTGCAACATCGGATTAGTCTCACATAACCCTGGCAATTGCAGAGCGTACAGCGTTGTAGCAACGTCACCGATTATGAAAAAAGCAACCACTGGTAAAACATTCTTTATGAAACCCATTCAAAATCCCCCACTTGAATAAATGAAACTCTTTGTATTTAATTATTTCGCAAAGTGGGGAGAAAAAAACATAAAAAAGAAAATAAAAAAACAAATACTGAAATGGTACACTATATTAAAGATTTATCCTGAACCCACCCGTGACCTTCTTGCCCCTCCACGAACTATTCGACGGATACATTTGAGCACACGCCTTATATGCTTCGGCGCGGCTTGAATACACATAATTTTCAGACGGCTTATCACCGTTTGTTGCTATCAATCTATACCCGCCCTTATATGGCTTTGCTTGTATCATTAATGTGTTCTTAGTTGATCCCATTATTATCACCAATAAGATATTGGTTCTCATCAAATTTAAAACTTTCCAATCTGTATTATATGATTATTCAATCAAAAAAGAAAAGTGGCTTTGTAATTGCCGCACAAAATATTTTTCACTTGTAAAATCTACTAAATCCACTGCGTCTACGTTTCAAATCATCTTCGACCTGGTCAATTACCAAGTCAGAAACGCTCTGCAGTGTCTCAAATTTCTGTACGAAGTCTTCTGTATACCAATCTCCAAAACTATGTTTCTCCCACGGATACCCATCAAGATATTCGTTCAATATCGCGTACATCCCGAGTTTCCCTGCTTCGTTTTTGTGTTCAATGTGCTTGATCTCATCAAGTGTTACCCAGACGCGTTCTGGAATATACTTGAAATGCGCAGTGTGTCGGATTCTCGTATCTATTTCAGTTACGGCCCTGCACGGTGTCCATTCAACGATTTGCTGAAACTCGGACGCCATGCGGCACCGCATCGCAAATAGATCAATGTCGGTGTCACGGTCAGGAAATCCATAATCCGGTTTCCCAACTGTGCGGTTTCGAATCCACACCAAACACCCAAGATCTCCGGACATTAAAGCAGTTCCGTCCTTAATGTACGAGATGGTGAATCCATACAAATCGGTTTCCAGGTGATGAACATTTCTGAAAAAAAAGCTCTCACCGATTCTCCGATCTAAAATATAGGGTCCCGTTTTTTCGTTTGCATCGTTGTTTGTTTCCATGTGCTAGCACGTTCTAAATTGGGTTCACTCCCAAAAACAACACTGCACAATTAAAAACAGTTAAGTTGTATAAAAAGCCGTTGGTTTTTGCACATTCGGGTGAAAAAATGGAGGAAAAAAAGTGTTGAAAAAAGGGAGATCTTAGAAGAGAAGATCTTCAATCCCCGCGATTGGGGAGAGTATAGAAGTTTCATTGAATGAAATGTCCTCTGCTCCCGACGCCAGCAGGTATTCATTGAGATATTCTTCGCTTGACAGCGTTCTGTTTTCTGTAGATGATACAAATGTATCAGTTTCTTCATCAGTTCTGAATGATGCATTTACCACAAGGTAACAAATTGCGTTATCATATGAAATTCCAAATTTTGAAGATATTTCGGTTGCTGCTGTCTGTGCTTCTGAGAATTCATTTTCCATTACGATTATTTTTGCCATCTTGTTCCATCTCCTTGATTTTTCTACATATCGTTGATTGGTTTGTGTTGTAATAGTCTGCGATTTCTTTTTGTGTTTTGCCTTCGTCCAGTAATGTTTTTAAGCCTTTTACGTCATCCATTGGGATGTTTTTTTTAGGGCGTGCCATTCTGCCACACCTCCAAATATGTACTATGCATGCATGTTATATATAGTTTTGCATGTGCTCTGTAAAAATTGTAAATGTGTAGGTTTTTATTTGGGGGAAAGTGGAGAGCAACAATGAAAACAGTTAATAAGTGTAGACAGCTCCCCACAGATGACAAATTCATCTATCGCCATGATAGTATATGCGTTTCATCGCATAAAAAACTTTTGGTAGTCGAAAGGTTTAAATCTAAAAAACTCGTAGATGTCACGGGGGAGAAAATGACAGAAGATGTTTCCGTAATAATCTGCACATACAACGAACGCAGGAACGTTAAAAGGTGCGTCGAATCAGTTTTAAAATCGGACGACAGGATTAACGACATCCTTGTAATTGACGACTGCAGCACAGATAAAACGATTGAAAGAGTACGAGAACTAAAAGATTACAGAGTTAGGGCATACAGAAAGGACCACTCGAAATTTAGTCGCGGCAAAAACGATTCGATTTATTACGGAGCTCTACTCGCTCACAATGAAAACGTATTAATCGTTGACTGTGA